CCCGCCCACCACCCCGCTGCCCCCACCACAGGCGACTGCTCCGCTGCCACCAACACAGGCGACTGCTCCGCTGCTACCAACACAGGCGACTATTCCGCTGCCACCAACACAGGCGACTATTCCGCTGCCACCAACACTGGCAACCAATCCGCTGCGAAAGTTGAGGGCAAAGAGTCAATCGCCATTGTGACAGGAAGAGACAGCAAAGCTTGTGGCGCGTTCGGCTGTTGGCTTGTTCTTACTGAACGAGGTAAATGGAATGGGGAAACATATCCCATAAAAGAAGTAAAAGCTGTTAGGGTTGATGGCGAGACAATTAAAGAAAACACTTGGTATAAGTTGGAAAATGGACAAATAATAGAAACAGAAGTATGGAAATAATCTTGACTTGTGGGGACAAGATAAACATCCCCGATGGCTGCAAGGCCGAGATAAAAGATGGCGTTATCACCATTGAGAAAAAGCCAAAATTTAAAGATGGAGATATATTCTTCAATGATGGTGTTATTGGCATTTACAGAAATGGTGGTGGTGATAGTATTTTTTATCATTGTGCCCTCATGGATGAGAGGTTATTCCTTGGTGAAAATAAACCGTCTTACTTCGGATGGGATGAAGATGCACGATTAGCAACAGTGGAAGAAAAGCAGCTGCTTTTCGACAAGCTGGCAGAACAAGGCCTGCGCTGGAACGCCGAAGAAAAGAAAGTTGAGAAAATTAGGTGGAGGGCAGAAAAGGAAAGCTTTTACTATCTCTTCACGACCGCATTTTATGTTGCAAAAGCGGAGGAAGACGGCAAAGAGGTTGCCAACCATAGGTATGCAGCCTACAATTACTTCCGCACCAAAGAGCAGGCAGAAAAGGCTGCGGAATTAATTAAAGAAACACTGAAAAAGTTTCACGAAGAAAACTCATGATATGAAGATTTTAGTTCAATTTAGTGGAGGAAAGGATAGTCAAGCGTGCTTAATTAAGACAGTTAAAGACTATGGGAAAAATAATGTTACAGCCGTATTCTGTGACACGGGATGGGAGCATGCTGACACTTACATACATATCCACAAGACATGCAAACAACTGGGCGTAGAATTGGTTACGCTCAAAAGCTCAAAGTATAAAGATTTTGTCGATATGGCGATAAAGAAAGGTCGTTTCCCATCAAAAATGGCAAGGTTCTGTACATTGGAATTAAAGGTTATCCCAATGATAGACTATATATTATCACAAGACGATAGCTTTATAATAATCCAAGGAATAAGGGCAAAGGAAAGTACCTCGCGTGCAAAACTCGATGTAGAGTGCTCATATTTCAAGGAGTATTTTTATAGCGGAGTAAAAGGGTTGTACCACAAGAAAGCAGTGTTAGAATGGTGTAAGACGCACGATGCAAGTGTGCTTCGCCCGATATTCAACTGGTCTGCGCAAGATGTTATCAATTACATCCTTGCTAGTGGGCAACGTCCCAACCCTCTGTACGAACGAGGTTTTTCGCGTGTAGGATGTTTCCCGTGTATTATGTGCAGGATGCGTGAGGTGCAGCTAATATCGAAAGATGTGTGGGCGGCAAAGCGGCTGATGGATGCTGAACAGAAAATGAAGAACGAAACCCAAAACGGCTCTACATTCTTTCCCCCGACTTATATCCCGAAACGATTTTGCGCAAACGGCGAATACCCGACAATAGCGGAGGTGTTCAAGTATGTGAACCGCAATGACGCACAGCTTGACCTTTTCGAACCCGAAGGCGGTTATTCGTGTATGAGTCTGTATCATGGCCTATGTGAGTAAGGATATTAGAATATTTTGATAAACTATCAAAAGACAAACAAGATGGAAAAGATAATGTTCAACGATGAATATCTCCTCACGCAAGCAGTTTTGCGTGTGGAGAAGACCCAAACAAGGCTAATTTTCAAAGGCAGCACACCGTTTGGGAATTTTGAGGAAATGATGGAATATGCTCCTTACAAGGTTGGTGAAATAGTGGCTGTGGCACAGAGTTACAAAATAATGTATGCCGAAATGATAGATGATTTCGCAAAGCATAATTATCATCTCTTACGAGAAGAAAGTGCCGAAAACTTCAAGAAACATTACGAGAATACCGCAGGTTGGAACAATAAGATGTTCGTCAAGGCCGAACTGATGCCACATAAAATTAAAATAACCAGTGTGCGCATTGAACGTCTGCAAGACATATCTGACGAGGATTGTTTGCGTGAGGGAATATCCCATTACACGCCAGCAGATGGCCAAGATACCGAAGGTGGCTTTGGTTTTAAGTCTTACAAAGGTGGGCTGTATCTATTCGACACCGCTCGTGATGCTTTTGCCACACTCATCGATAAGGTAAGCGGCAAAGGTACATGGGAAAGCAACCCCTATGTGTGGGTGTATGATTTTGAATTATTTAAGTGGTAAGTAATATGGAAAGAATAACATCAGCAACAATTTTCAAATCATTTGATGGTAAAGTGTTTATGTCCGAAAATGAATGTAAGGAATATGAGGACAGAAGAAAAGATTATTTGACTAAATTAAAATTCTTTGAGGTAAGGCATTCTCCAGACTTAACTGAAACAGGATTGCTATTGGAAGGCTCTTTAATCGCAGTCTACTCAGATGAATGTTTGCAATATGAAATTGCATATAACTATTGCATTAAACGTTTTGGCTATTTGGGTCCATCTGTTATGGGTTGCAGATTTCAAAGATACTTTTCACTTGGAGAAGTAGATTTTGCCCACTTCAGTACTGGAAAAATGGAAATTCGTTTTGGTAGAATAGAGAGAGTTCAAAAAATCCTCCTTAGTCCAAAGGAACTTGATGAGTTCAAAACCATAGAAAGATTTGATTACATGAAAGAATGGGGATTTAAATAAGAGGAAACGAATAAAAACAAGAATATGAGAATAAAGGAAATAAAATCACAACATCGCCGAGATTTTCGAGCCGTATATGAGTGTGAACATTGTGGTCACACCGAAGAAGGTTATGGGTATGATGATGAGTACTTCCATAGAGAAGTCATCCCTAATAAAGTGTGTGGTAAATGTGGTAAGAAAGCAGCAGACAATTATATTCCACAGCCTACGAAATATCCTGATTGGATGGTAGTGTAATTTTGGGGTTTGGATAAAATGGCGCATTTACTACCACGCAAGATTAAAAAGGCTTGCAGATCCTATCTACATGGCATACCACTAAAAACGAAGAGGATGCGGTATGTATATAGTCAAGTTAAGGGGTTTGACTATATTGCTGGAACTGTATACTATTACACAAGACATAAAGCATTTATACACTATATGATTTTGAAGTTGAGATAAATGATAGAATAAATGATAGAATACTATATGAAAAATAAAAAAGAAAAGACGACAATAGACAAAGCCCTACGCTACATAAAGCGCAAGACTAAAACCACAGAAGGTGGGAAAGAGGTTGTAAGTAGACTACATGCTGAACAGGCTGCTAAGATGGCTTTTGAGGACGGTAGACTAAGTGTAATTAACAATATCCCAGAACTGAAATGGAAAGTATATCCAGACGGGATTTGTGCAATATCGTACTTAGGTAGTTTTTACATAATATATGATTTTGATATGTGTTTTAAATGTGAGCTTTCGTATTATGGAATAAAAGAAGATTTTACAGACGTTTCTGAAGCCATTCGCAAAGCAAATAATCTTTACAAAGGAATTTTAATTAAAGCATTAGGACTATGACACGAGAAGAACAGATAAGAGAAGCCGCACTTGCGTATTCATTTGACACGGACGGCGGGTGTACAGGTGATTTGAACACTGGACGTGACGACTTCATGGAGGGCGCAGAATGGGCGGACGCCCACCCTGTCAATCCTTGGCACGATGTAAAAGAAGAACTTCCGAATATTAATATTCCTGTTTTGGTATTAACACACAGTGGGAATGTTGTAACTACATCGATGTACATTCCGAGAGACGTTAATGGAAATATTTTAGGTGATAAAGAATGGAAAGGAAATCACGCTTTCCAACGAAGCATTACTCATTGGATGGAAATTCCGCAATTACCAAGTGAACGAACAACTTAAACTAATAAAATAAAATGATTAGAACAATCTTAGCGATAGGCCTTTTGGCTGTGCTAGTCGGCTGTGAGCCGAAGCCTTTCAAGGGCATAATCAGATATATTGGGCATACAAAGAAGATGTAGACGAATATATACCAAAAGGTTGGGAATACGTATGAAAGTCCTTTCTTTGTTACCCAATAAATAAATATCCTCGTTCCTTTAAACACTATAACTAAATTTGTAAGATGCAAAGTATCTTAGGACACACACGAAAGGCAGATATTACATTTCATAGAAATGGCCGTATAGATATTTCTGCAATAGTAACTAAATCGCTAGGGCTAAACGCTGGCGATGTACTTGATATTTGTATGAGTGATTACGGTGAATATTATCTTGTAATTGCTCATAAAGCAATTAACACTAATGGCAACCACCGCGCAAAAGTCTTTGTTACAAAGAAAGGTAGAAAGCATAATAGAAATATGCGCACCTATTGCGTTAAGCTTTGTAAAGCTATGTTAGAATTGCACCAAACAGCGAACGAGAAAGTCTCCTTTGCTGTTGGCTCTCCTGTAAAAGATGCCGTATATGGACTTGTCTTGCCAATAATCACAAGATTAAATCTTTCTTATAATGATAAAGGAAATAAACTATAAGGGCGTAACTGAGTCCCCATCAGACTATGAAAGTCTTGATGGGGAACTCTCCGTTTCTATCAATGCTATTCATGATAGCCAAGGAGTAAAGCCAATCCTCCCATACAAGCGCGCTATGAGATACGAGCGCAATTTGGATTACAAAGAAATTGTATTCGTGCATACCACATCAAAGTTTAAACACTGTTTGTTCGTATCTGATGGAACAGTTCTAATGTGGTCTGAATTTAAAGAAAACTATAACGATGATGATGTGCATCTCATTGCAGATGTATCTTACAGCATTGAAAGGGTTTCGGCTATCGGCAATGTAGTTATCATAAATACTACACAAGGGATACATTATGCCCTATGGAAAGATGGTAGCTATGTGTATCTTGGTGAACACATGCCTGAACTAAATCTTAAATTTGGCCTAGTAGGAGGAATTGAAGGGAGAGAAGATGCAGGCGTAATATCAACAGAAAGCGCATTGCTCGAGAATGGGAGTAGTGGTTTCGGTGATGGGAGCAGCAACATAAATGAAGAGTTGCAGAAGCTCGTAACAGATAACGTAATGGCTTCAGTTAATAAATTCATTAACGAAGAGTCAACAGAAAAGGACAGGTTTATGTTTCCTTTCCTTGTTAGATATGCTTATCGCCTTTATGATGGGTCTTTAACAATGCACTCTGCACCTATTCTAATGACACCAACATTAACAGATGCCCCAATGGCTGCTATTACATACATAGGGGTTAATGCTAAAGGAGGTGCGCGAGATTACCACTATAGCGTTAGAGCTATGGTCTGCGACCTACACATCAAGGCTGAAGTGCAAAATAAAAAAGATTTACAAGCTTGGGGAGATATTATTAAATCAATTGATATTTTTGTCTCTAAACCCTTATACACACACGACCAAAGCGGAAAGATAAAGGGACTTACACCTATCAAGGATGATGTACTTAATTTTATCGGATTAAACAGAAATAGTCGCGAAGCATTTAATGGTGAATTTGGAGGTAGGAGAAGCCCCGAACTCCCAGCAGAAGGAGAAACACGCGCATCTGGTGTGTTCTTGGACAAGAGAGGACACACCCCCGAAGAGCTTGTTACATTACAAAATTACGATGGTTTTTTGTACCAAACAACGCCAGGCCTACACGGCTTTTATGTTAATGGCAGAAAGACACAATGGTCGGATAAGATATGGACTAAAACCTACAACTTACCTGATAATGATAAGTGGACGAACTTTGGACAGGCCTACAAATTTATACTGCCCGAGAACGAATTTGAAGAGCAGGTTGTAAGATCATCACAGTTCTTTCTTATAAAGAGCATACCTATTGACGAAATCCCAACATCCTATACAAAAGAAGATATAGAAGCCTTTGGAAATAAGGACATCCCAAACCCTTTCAAAAAGGTTGAGTTACGCAAAGGGACTTTAAAATCACTAGTGAACAGAGAAGCAATGACGGATGATTACGATAGTCACGATGTTGTTTTTGGAAAATGTTCTTACACGTACAATGCACGTTTTAATATGGCTAGCATAACAAAGATGCCTTTTCACGGCTTCCCTTTGTCGGCTTGCACGCAACACACATCACCTAAAGGGAGCAGTGCCAACGAGAGGGCAAGGGCTTCTGTTACTTACCTAGCCAATAAACATGGGCGTAAAGTTACATATCATTTCGAGAGTGAAGACTTCGCGCCAAACATGCCGTTCTTATACATCTATCACCCCGACCCCGATGTACAAGCAGCCTTCATAACAATACAATATCCTAGTGGGACATCCTTGTATAAGGCAGAAATGAAACGGCACGAGTTTTTAAACGGTTCTTTCTTCTTCTCGATGAAAGCTCCAACAAATTATGATATTCTCCCTATAGGAGATACAGAACCACAGCCAATTAATTATCCAAATAAAATATATACATCAGAAGTAAACAACCCCTTCTTCTTCCCTGTTCGTAACATAAACACGGTAGGCACTGGAGAAATATTGGGGCTTTCATCCTCAACAAAGGCCATTTCTTCTGGACAATTCGGACAATTCCCAATGTATGCCTTTTCAACAGATGGCATTTGGGCGCTCGAGGTCTCCTCTACTGGTGGTTTTAGTGCTAGGCAACCTATTACGCGTGACGTATGCAACAACCCTCTTTCAATCACCCAACTAGATAATAGCGTTTTGTTTACTTCTGATAGGGGTGTAATGATTATTTCAGGCGGTGAGAGTGTGTGCATTTCAGAAGTACTAGATAGCCCAACGCCTTTCTTGTTGTCTTCTCTCCCTAGCGCAATGAGACTTCCTATTGTTGACGACTTGGGAGAACTGGTTTTCGAAAATGTACCCCTTAAGGAATATCTAAAGAGTGCCAATTTTGTTTTTGACTACGTGGAACAACGTATTATAATGTTCTCTCCTAAAAAGGCGTTCGCTTATGTTTTCTCAATAGAGAGTAAATCATGGGGTATGATGCCGTGTGATTGGAAACGCGCTATAAATTGTTACCCCACAACACTAGCACAAAAAGGCGATGGCGATATATACGACCTAACAAAGTCTGATTTTGAATATACAAAGCAACAACATAATATTCTCTCTTTGTTGGTTACGCGCCCACTAAAACTTGGCGATGCAGATGTTCTAAAAACAATAGATACTATCATACAACGCGGTAAGTTCTCTACAAACGACCTAACGAGTGTTCTATATGGCTCGCGTGACCTTTACACATGGATACCCATTTGGTCGTCTAACAATAGTTATATGCGCGGATTTCGTGGAACACCGTATAAATACTTCCGCATTGTTATAGGTGGTAAGCTTGAAAATGAAGACCATATTTCAGGGTGTACCATACAATATACACCACGACAAGTTAATCAGCCTAGATAAATTCTTCTCAAGTATGAATGCTTGCTAACCAAAAAGGGGTGATGTTTCACAACATCGCCCCTTTCCCTTTTCACGCTTGAAAAAATAATTACCTGATTTTTGTCTAACATTTAAAATGGGTTCTGCTTCAATCTTACCTGTGTACGTCTATGTGTTAATATTCTCCTTATTGCCTGTTTGGCATCTTCCATTCGCTCAAGCCACATGTTTCTTACGTTGATATTGGTGATGCCGAACCAATCAGACAACACGCGACACACCATATATTCGTGTAGTAGCTTTTTCAAGAAGTCTATTGTCGTTTTAGAAATAGTCCATGGCAACCGCATCTTTATTCGATATGCTGCACTGGGGTCGTCTTTTACGTTAGTTAAAATGGCTTCATCGTCCGCCTGCTCTTTCGTAAAAGGGAATAAGAACTCCACACATTCTGCATAGGCTATATCTAACACGCGTTTCACCCTATCAATATTACCAGCTTGCCCAATATCCATAACCATATGGCGGTCGTGTTCGTCTTGTGGCTTCATAATATCTCCTTCAATGAAAGCATAATTCTCAATGTCGTACATTAGTTCAGATACATAAAGCTCCAAATCAACTAAAACCTTCTTCTCTTCTTCTTTTCGCATTATGGTGCAGTATAAGTAGGTCTAACTCTTTTTGTTAATGCTTCCTTGATGATACCCAACTGGGATGTTGCCATATTATCGTATGTCTGTGCATCTTCTTTGTTGGTAAGCATATACCAGTCTCGAACACATATATAAACAACATATTGGTGCATAGCTGCCGAAAGGGTCTCTCTCAAACTCTCATTATAGTTGTTTGGCATATTCAGAACAAAGTCGTATGTAGCGAACTTATCCAGCACGTTAGCACCGTTGTCTTGCCCATCAGGTAGCATGTATTCACTAACAACCGTTTTTAATACACTCATAGCGTTGATAATACTACGAGTAATTTGGTTCTCGTCTTCCTCATCATCACTCGCTTGCATGTGGGCTACATGCTCGTGGTTATTACCATTAAGCGCGCTACGACCTGCAAGCCATGTTTTGTTTCTTACCTCGTACACGATTTCAGAAACGTGTAGTCTTATGCTAATATCCTTTGCCATTTGTCCTCGTTTGTTTCTATATGGGTGTACGCACTGGCTTCTTCTTGTAGTATAGCTTCTGCAATGCCTCTGTTAGAAAAGCTGCTGCGCCTTTTAAATATGGTTCGACTTCTTCCTTATCGCCAAACGCAAACCATTTCCCAGTTATTGATTGAACAAAGTAACTATAAATAGAGTTGTTTATACTCTCCGTAAGCCGTTCATCGTAACTGTTGCTCATTTCAAGGGTTATAGAATAGTCTCTTGACAATTCCACACCATGGCTAATTGTCACCTCGCTAACACTTGATAAAAAAGGCTTAAGCGTATCTGTTACCATGTCGCACGTTTCATTCCAAAAACGTTCCAACATCATTCGGTCTTCGTCTGTGGTGAACATACGGCTATAACTGGCCATGTCGTCTTTCGTCATAGCCTTTAAGCCTGCATAACTTGTGGTCTTTGCCACCTCATCATACACTTGCGCCTTGTTTACCTTTAGTATAACCTCTTTCATTATTGCAAAGATAGTTCATTAATCGCCCTTGGCTGTTATATTTGTATCAGTTACATGGCGGATTTTCACGGAATTTCCACGGAGATTTCACGGAATTACACAAACATTACGTGTTCGGTTTTACGTAATTGAAATAATGCCATCCGAATAGCCTAACAGCCGTGTAGTATAGTAGGGCAACGCTCACAAGTCGCCAATGCGCGTAAGGCCTGCAGCCCTTATGTTTGTATGCTATTGATAGCATATTTGCGTATAATTCGCGGTCTGCATTCCTTCTATCCACCTTGTCTCCTCCTCTCTCATAATCCATATCATGTTCAACACATGCTGGATAGAACAGTTTAGCGTAAGGGGGATGTACCCACCTTAATACACCCCTTTCGCATCCACAGCCCCTCATTGCTCGCCTCCTTTCTCAATCTTGTCTCGCGTAAGGGGCTTATAGCCATCAATAAGGCGCATAATCTCGCGGTCTTTCTTCGCCCACCACTTGTTGAGAGTATTACTTACATGCTGCATGGCTGCCATGTAGAACTCGGTAAGTTCGTCTAGCGTTTTGAATGTCCAATATACAGGGGTCTTCTCATCCTGCCATAGTTTGAAAGTAATCGGCAAACTCTTTCCTTGTGTATATAGTGCTAGGTCAAACGCTGCCTTGAAATTGAACTTGTTCTCAAACGACAGATTTACTACCATATCCTTATACTTCATACCCCATTCGCACTCTGTGTCGCACTCTGTGTCGTAATACTCTGTTATAAGATGTATAAGTTCGCTATCTGTCGGTCTATGGTCGAAGTCGGCAAACAAACTTGTTTGCGTGCCGTCCTCCCCACTCTCAAGTCCGAACCGCACGCGCCACACACCGCGTATCGGGTCTATCTCCTCTATTCTTTGGGCATTGCCCCCTAGCTGTTCTTTATTAATCATACGTCAAAGATTTTATCTTTCAGTTTCATGAACTCTAATGGTAGCCGCTCTTCTTTTAGCTTGCCGTCAAACACCAGGCGCAGAGTTGTCGCCCATCCGAAGGTGAAACTCGTAAGCGTGCCTATATTGCTGGTATTCGTATTGTGGCCTGCCACAACCTCCGAATATCGCATGGCATGGCTGCATATCGCCGCCCAATAGGTAGCCCCAGTGCCGTTACCAAGCCCCACGCGTGCCGTGTTGAGGTACTTACCCCACCATGTGCGGCGCAAGAAAGTCATATTCGCGCTTAACTCTCGCATGAATACGTGCTTATCCTCATCACCGTTCGGCGTCATTGTCCGCCAATCGGTGTGTGGTGTGTTGGAATTGTAAGCCAGTGTCAGCGCGCCGCTATCCTCCAACGCCTCCGCCATGCAGCCTGGCCAGTTCTCGTAACCCATCGCACCAGTATTCTGTATCAATACCTCTTGGCCGTCACTCTTGACAACGTAGCTGCTGTTACCCTTGTAAAGCACATCGCGCATGCCTGCTGGTGCGGTCAATCCGTTGGTGGCCGCAGAATTCCAGTAGCCGAACATGGAAGTACCATTGCGACGGCCGTACTTGGAAACGAACAAGCCCACGAGCAACGCCCAATATTCGGTCGAGCGCATGGCGCGCTTACCCACAGCATAGGCATTGGCGTTCATAGCGTTTTGGTTGCCAGTTTCAGGCTTGCCGCTCATTATCGCCCTAATCTTGCCGTTTACCTTAGTAGGGCGTGGCGCGCTCACGAGCCGCGGCGCATGCTCCACCCAGTCGGGTTCGATGTCTACCAGCTCTGCGCTGTTGGTCAACACTACATCGGACCATACCGCCACATTGCAGATTGTGAATACAAGCTTAACTGCGTTCTTAGGTACATCAACTACAACGTACATTCCGGCGTCAAAATCTTCATCGCTCGTTACGACAGGCTCGCCAACCTTACGGCCGTTGGCGTCGACAAACACGTTCGCCCTTGTCGGGGCGGTGCAGAACCGTACCCTCTTCCATCCCGTCACGTCGATGGTACACACCGCATAATCGGCCAACACCTTACGCAAAACGTTGTCGCCGCTCACGAACACTTCCTTACCTTCCTCATAGCCTGCCGCGGCCTTGACGGCATCCAGACTGACGGCCTTGTGCGGCGCAACGCTAGGCCGCTCCGCATTGCTGCTCCATGCGATGATGTTCCTCTTGCCGAAGTAGTCGTTTACGCCCTTGTACCAAAAATGCGGATTGTACATGAACGTTTCGCCCTGCGCGCCGTCCAGCACGGCTGGCGTGCCGTCGTGGAAATAATTGCTGTCGTCGTCATTAAGTTGACAAAACGTCATTTCGTTGTCCGTCCTGTTGCCCAACTGGTCGTACTTGGTCATCTTGGCCAACACGCGATGACGCGCATCGAGTATGGCTTGCACGTGTCCGCTGGGGCGGTAGGTGTTGTTATACAATAAACCTGTCTTGTTATCGTGATTGCTCACGTTGGCATCGTTGGCCACTTCCACCCACTGACCGCCACGCTGTACCGCGTCCGTCAGTTCGATGATGGTATATTCGGGCTGTCTAATATCCAAGCCATCGTAATATGCTACAAGCGCGTTGAACTCGTCCTTAGCCATGTAATTTGTTAGCTGGTACTTACCCATTACACCTCCTCTGTTTGGCCTTGGCTCTCCGCTTGGCGTCATGCCACCGATGCCAGCGCGCATCCACTGCAATAAGTCTTGGCCATCACCAACCATATTTGCACGCAATCTCAACCACTTCACATTCGCACCAGCCGTCAATGCCTCCTTGACAATAGCCACAGCGTCAAGCCCTGCACAATTCTCTATGCGGATAGATTGCAATGCGCCAAGATTGGCAAATTCCAATCCAGTGCGTGTTAGGTCATGAAGTGAACGAAGAGACAAATTAGAGAAATTATTGGGCAATACCAACTTCCGAATTGGACTACCTTCTGCTAGCGTCATTGAAGATAAAGCCGTACATCCGCTTGCATTCACCTCCTCCAATAGATTACATCCGCTTAGGTCGATGCCTGCTAAACCTGTATAATTGCGCATATCTAACATCTTTAGCATCGGCAATTTCTTACCCAATGCCAATTCAGTTAGGGCATATTCCTTGCCGTCACGACCCAACACGAGCGTTTCGAGCCTTGGCAATGTTGGCAATGTTAAGTCGGTGAAACCGCCCCATTCACTAAGGTCTATTTTATTTGCATGCTCACAGCCGTACAGATGGAATATAGTACCAATATTAGCGGTCTCGCCATACGTATAACTAAACTCCTCACCCTTGGCTACTTTCTTATGAATAAGTTCCGAACCCTCGCGCACGAACGACATGTACCAGTCACGGCCACTCCATGCACGAATTGTCGCGCCTGCTGCTGAATTGCCTTTAAATGCGAGGTCTGTACGCGTATAATTGCCAGTGCGATAGCGTGCATCAAACAGAGCTAGTCTATTACCAAGCCACCAACGCCTGTGCGCTGAACGACTACCCTGCATACTCTCAAGGAACGAGTAAGTTTTACCGCCGATACCTTCTGTCTTTGGACGCACATACTTCATCACGCCGTCAATATTATACACGCGTGTACAGAATTTCTCGGTCTGTTGGTTATCGAAGTAGTCGAATATCAAATCATTACTCATTTTAGAGCGAAGCCTTACATAGCTTGCGCGCAATTCGTCTGCAAATTGGGTACGTAAATTATTCCACAATACGCTATCATGTCCAGCATAGGCGTACACTCTACGACCGCCAACGCTCAATTCTTCGTCAAGCGTATTCTCATCCATCCACCACGGATATTTGTTACGGCCGTCATTTCGCAAGCCTAGAATAGTATCGTTATCATAGAAGATGAAGAAACCGCGCATCTTACCCATTACAGGATGGTCGCTTGCGTTCGGGTCGTAAAAGAAACACAGCATCATATTTTTTACGCGCTGGTCTGCACATCCGTTCACATCTGTTAATGTGTAGTAGTCACAGAGTGCATTAATGTTGAAATAATTTGATGCTTCCTTGGCGAATTTCTGCGGATTGTCTTTGGTCGACTTCACCCACTCGACAACCGCCTGCAAGTACTTGGGTTTCTTCTTGGCTGCCTTATACTCTGCATTGAGCGCATCATCATCGGGGAAACGCGCCTCGAACACCTTCAACCACTTTGGCGTGCCGTCTGTGTCCTTAACGTCAAAGTCGGCATCAAGGAAACTTCCCATTAGATAGTCGTTGTTGAGGAACTCCCAACATTCAGTGGGGTTTTTACCTCCGAACACCGTGCGCACCCACTCGGCATCGTGGTAGCCTGGTATATCTCTAAAGCCATATACATCCTCTGTACTCTTGTCGTTGTTAAAGTTGTACTTGCCTAAGAATACAGGCTCATCGTCTTCAGTGGCGCGCGAGAATAACAGAATTGGGAAACCATCAACAGTTGTGCGAATGTCCTTGTCATATCCACTAGCATACTTTTGCGGTGGCGTCAACGTACCAGCTGATTTCAGTACATCATTAGCCAATCGCGCCATACCTGTATTATGCGCGCTACTACTCTCTGCATAGTCTGCCTTTGCGCACCAACAGTCAACAGCAGCACTCGTCTTACCGCCACTACCTGCGAATACGCCAATCTTTGGTTTTCCTAATTTAGTACCACCCTGCCCTTGTGCGTCACAGCCTTTCCAAATCTCGGGTGTCACCTCGGTTACACTTGCCTTGTCAGCTTTCTTCGAATATAGGCGATAATTCTTAATTGGATAAGCCAAAGAGGATGTACCCTGTAATCGGATGTGACCGCCTACAACCTTAAAGTTGCGCACAGAGTCGTTAGGGTCAACAAACAACCACCCCTTTACGGGGTATTTTGTTTTCTTGTTATTGTTGATTGCTGCTTGCAACATCATGGCCGTACCGTTATCTGCCTTACCTGTTACAATAATGTATGGTATCTTTGCTTTTGCTGGCGTTACATTGCCTTTGTCGTCTAAAATATCATTCTCCGCATACTCTTTCATAAGCGCGTCAACGTCTCCCAAGTCTAGCATGTGGGCATCGTGCATTTGGTCGGCCGTCAAGTAATTGGTGTAGCCACGCATAGAGAAGACTTCCACATGGCACTTGTCCGAACCAATTACAATCTCTGTTGGGCGCGCCTGCCTTACGCTGTCTCCGCTTTCTTTCTGCACTGCACCAACATTACCGCCATCAATAAACAGATACATCATGCCACTATTTAACCGCTCGTCCTCTGTACTATCGGGGCGAGCCGTTGGGTAAGACACGAAACCAATATTGTATATCTCGCCAGTAGCGAACTTTCTTGCCACCTCTGAACCTCCTGCGCTGATAAATCGAGCTTCTTGCGCTGTAATTTCAAAACCATGGCCTGACCCATCTATACATCTCACGATAACTGCTTCATCGTCTGTCACGTCACTAACGCGTAGGCGGATACTGAATGCCATAGCATCAGTAGATAATGGCTTATAGCCTATTGTCGCGCGTGCCTTTCCTGTAAGATGCAATGCGCCATCTATCCAACCATCACCGCCCCACTTAAAGCCACTAAACCTAGTACTTATATTCTTGTACTTCCATTCCTCACGATTAACATCTTCGTTGCTTCGGCCAGCTGCGCTTAGTTTAAGCGCCATATTGTCGATAGGTTCTGCAATATTCAGTTGCGAAGCACCAACGCGCAAAGCATATGTATATATAGTCTCTCCACATGTAACCTTACATCCCAGTTCTCCATCAGTCGTGGCGTTATTAGAATATTCAACACGCACGAAGTCTAAGTGTCGGGAAGATACGACTTGCGTTCCTTCTGTAATGGTCACAGCCTTTCCACCTGCACCCCAAACAGCATATGGTAGTGTGTAACGGCCGAACTTAGGAACTTCAATATATGGGCGACTGCTACCATCGGGGCTACCTGTGTAACCAGACCCCTCTGAATAGTCAAATCTCGCTGCAACAATCGCCCTATCGTTGCCATTCTCGCGCACCGCAATATCGAAGTATATAACATTACTCTTGATTAGTCCGCTAGGTAGTTCCAGTTCTGCTACCAACGCTATACCGTGGCTGCCATGGCTCATCCGTGATGTGTCGATGCTGAACGCCCCATTGGCACTGCTCGCGTTGATGGTTCTGTCCTCCGTATCGATGCCGTCAACGAAACAACGCAACGTCTTCTGCCCACTACCAGTAAGGGCAAATGGAACACTAATGCGGTCTCCTCGTGTTATGTCCGTGGCAATATCAAAACTTGATGCAAGAGTTAGCTGCACGGCCGTGACAGTCCATGTTAGAGAGCTAACCTGCTTACTCTCTTCTTCCCCTGCCGTCACCTTCATTCGAATAGTATTAGTACCAACACCAATGTACCTCGTGGCGTCAATAGTATGAATACTTCCTGCCTGCAATTGCATAGTGATAATATTCACATTCGCACCGCGGATAATGGTAATCTCTGCAACAGCTGGTGTGCCAGTGCTACCGTTCGTTGAAGTGTCGATATGGTCGTACCTAAATTGTAGTTTAGCTTCTGCGCCTACCTTAGTGGTAAGACTGCCAGTGATACGCTCCAATACTATTTTCGTGGCTGCAACATTACCACCACCGCCACCGCCAGTAAACTGCTCTGTAGTAGATAGCTCATTATCCTCTTCATCTAGTAGAGTTATTGAAAACGCCTTGTCTCCGCCACTCTCTATAGTATTCAGACGTAACTTTTTACCTGCATTAATATTGGCTAGTGCTGCTGCTATTGCCTTGCCTTGTACCGGGTTCGTGCCGTCTTGTGTGAGAGTTTCGTCTACCTCAACAGCTGGGATATTAATCTGCACGCGCCCTGCCTTATTGGGCGTTAAGATGGCCGTGTCTGTTCCGCGGATATATTCCACCTCCTTAATGCCGCCAGTATCGCCGAACGTGCGCCAATTCGTGGGGTTTGACCATTCTGTATCATTCAGTGGTGTATTACCTACATATTGTCTACTCTGCCATTCTGTAAATACTAATGCTGTTACAATTAGACCGCTTATACGCTCTTTCTTTGGAACGAGTTCGCATGCCCCCATGAAGTCGCTAAACGTTGTCAAGTGTTTAACCGTCGCATTGTAGACGTTACCACCACTCGTCAAGGCTTCATCGGGTAATTGGTTTAGTGGTATCTTGCCATGCTCGTTTAATTTTGCTATACCACCAGCTTTCCCCAATTGGTTATGTATTCCGAGTAGGGTTGTGTTGGCGGTGTTAGCAGCATTTGCTGCTGCGTCTGCTGCTCCTCTTGCATCTATAGCTTTAGCTTGCGCTTCATTGGCGATACTCTTTGCATCTTCTGCAATCTTCTTTAATGTATCTACACTCCCCTGTACTTTGTTGGATGCAGCCTGTGCATTATCTGCTTTTTTGGCAGCTTCTGTAATAGCGTTAGCGTCAAGCTGTCCTGCTCCTCCTGTCGTCCCTGTAGCCTTCCACTCCCCTGGTTTATCACACCTCCACATGTCACCTGGCATTGTGTTACCTACAACAGCCCACATCCCAACTTCGGGATGTGGGTGTGCCTTGCGTAATGCTTCTATTGTGGCATACAGTCCACAATTGGGGATTTGCATTCCATCATTGAAGATGCGCCCTAAAACGGTTAGGTTCTTTTCTATCGTAACATCTCCGTCAAAGACTTTGGTTGTACCGCTGCCACTCTCTGTTACGTTCTCTGCGTTCTCCCAAATTCGCTCGTACTTGTTCCAGCGATGTTTTACCACGCCAATTGTAACGAAGTCTCCTTCCTTACCGCCCTCGGGGTAGCGTTCCCACACTTCATTAATATTCTTGAATGTACCTAAGTCGTTGATTTCCATTTTTGAAGTTTTTGACTAACCGTTATGTAAATGATTAAAAGATTATGTACGTTACACCAACGCCAATATATGGTTCGAATAATTTAGAGTTAATGCCATATCCATATCCTGCGCTGATGCCGATACCCCATCTGTTGGGGGGCTTGGTTACCGTTCGCTCGATAGTGCGTGTGGTGTACACCGTCTTGTTGTATGTGTGTATGCTGTCCAACGATGGTTTGTAACCGCTTACCCAAGCCGTGTAATTGCTGTCTCTATATGTTCGTTGGGTAATTGGCAACGTAACATCAACACTATCATGGGGTTTTATCATTTTCGTGACCTCACGAAAATGGTCGCTTGGAACTCTCGCCACCTGCCACTTTACAATGGTGTCGTGGATAGGTTCGGGCGTAACGACCTTGACGGTGTCGCGCTTTGTCACTATCTCCGTCTTTATACGCTCCTTTACTCGCTCTTCGCCTTTCTTCCCTCGCCCTAAGATAAAGCCTAAGACGAGTGCAAAGAGCAGCAATACCAATATTAGAATATTCTTCCCTTTCATGCAAAACACTTTTTATAAGTCTTTGTATTCACCACTCGCATCAAAACTAGGGCATGCCTTGTGCTTGTCAAAGTCACGGTGTCCAAATATCTTTGCCTCGGGGTACTTCCTTCTTAATCCGCGCAAAAGCTTTGTTAAAGCTTCTTTCTGTTCGGGCGTGCGCGTGTCCTTTGGCGTCTTGCCATCCTCGGCACATCCACCAATATAACAAACTCCAATGCTGTTACGATTGTGCCCTCGTGCGTGTGCTCCTTGAACGTATTCAGCTCTACCAACATGAACATCGCCATTGCGATATACTACATAATGGTATCCTATCGTATCAAAACCGCGCGCCTTGTGCCACCGTGTTATATCGTCAACGGTATAGTCGCGCCCTTCAGGCGTGGCACTACAATGCACAATTAATTCGTAAATCTGTCTCATATCATTCCAATTACAGAACCACTCAAAGCGCCAACAATGTCGGCCTTGATGTCGCCCCAATCAAACATTTCTTTCTCCTTGAACTTGTCGTAACACTCTTTGCCGATGCCTACTGCCAAACTTACACCGAAGCCAACAATAGCAGATAAAAGGCATCCTGCACCACACCTACGCAACACTCGCGTGGTAATGTTGGCTAGGACAAGGGATGCAGTAATATGCATCCACTTATCCACACCAAATTTTGCTAAACGCTCTGTTAGCTTCATAGCAATAAAAAGAGCATCGCTACAACAAATGCCGTGACAACACCTGCAACAGGGTTTCGCCAATTGTAGTACTTCTCTGTTTTCATAACAGCGTGCATACCCTCTAGAATAGAGCAGATAATTGCACTTGACAAAACAGCAAATACCCAATTGAACTCGCTCTCCACCTCGGTTAGCATGGTTGCAAAACCAATTACTAATCCTAAGATGATAAACAAGATGCGACCAGTGCCAACAAGCATCTTAAAATAATTCTTAACCTTTTCCATCTTCATTGCTTTTTAAATTGTTATCTGTACTACCTTCTATCTTATCTACATTACTACTTAGGTACTCGCTTAAGTATGGAATTTTCTCTACCATTTTCAAAGAAAGTACCCAATAAAGGAAGTTGAAAAACTTCCACATCGGTGTCTCATTTACTAATATTCTACATACATTCTTCAAGATATTAACGGCATAGAACCATACGGCCATCACGCACATTATCCTAATACCTGTTATTGCTTCTTCCGTGTTGTGAAGGAAAAAGCCTACTATACACATACAAGCTGTAATAATAAAGAATACCATTACATGTAAGAAGAATGTACGTGCCTTTCTCCACTGCCACGAATTACCACGTAATCTATCATCAATAACGCCAAACACAAAATTGATGATGAACAATAATAACATCCCATGCATGAAGTCGCTAATCGGCAACAACCGCGAAAACAGCCAGCTGCCTATAACTAACAATACCCCTTTCAATTCATCCAACATTTCTTCTCCCTTCCTTTCATTATTCTAACAACGTCTTTACTTTTGCACCTAGTGCCGTTGCCATATCTGCATTGCCTATTGTTAGCGCAACATTCGCTGCTGCTTGATAAATGATTGGGTCTATCAAATTCTCACATAGGTTAATGTTTCCATCTATAACTTTAGGATAGGGGATATAACGCGCTCGCTTAACATAAACGTCCCTCCCAGCTGTGCAGCTAAAGAACTCTAATACTAAGCCTATTGGTTGCATTACAATCGCCACAACTGGCTTTTGGGGATTTCCCCTAACACCAGGGTATCTGCTATGTTGAATTTCATAATCTGGGCTATTTTCTTTTATTGCTTCACTTACAGAATAGTCCCAATCGCTCATCTTGAACGACACAAGACGCATAAAATCTTTTGGCAACGCAATGAAGCCACTACCATACCCAACTGCACCATGCCAACCACAACTCCCTCTAAAGTCTAGGCCACCATCAAGTAGTCGAGAAGGTGCGCTATTCTCAACTATTCGTGCTGCAATAGGTATCTCTTCTGATATAATATCATCAAGAGATAGAGTGTCAATATCACCCAATACTGCTAACGTTTCATTAACCATGTTTTGGTCTAATGCGATACGCACCCTCCTCTTTAGCTCTATGATAGAACATTTCTTCATTGCAAATACGACTTATTGCTCTAACTCTTTACAGCCCTTAAAGAAAACATTGTTTGCCTTAGCAGCTTCAATGATACCTTTAGTATCTTTTAGAGAGCGCACTGTATAGCCGTAATTCTCCATAAGGTATTGTTTGGCATCCTCAATACAAGTAATTTCCACTATATTGAAAGGGTTAGCTTCGATGCTTTCCTCCTTGCCTTCTTTTGCTACCTTACTTGCACGAACTTTTTCCATTCGCTCTGCGTGTCCCTCACTAGTCCCTTCTGTTGGTAATGATGGTGTTTCTTGTTGAACTGGTTCACTCTCTAACATCGTTTGGTTTAATAGCTTGATGCCACCTTTAAGAAAAAGAGGACAATGTTCTATGGCGTGTTGAAAAATTGGCTCTGATGTGGTAAACTGGGCTGGGGTGTTACCATGTCCTGTTGATGCACCACCAGAGAACAATACACTTAACGAAGCCTTGCCCATCATGATGTTTATCTGTTTCTCGGCAAAGTTATCTATGCCGTATGTCTTTTTGTATCTAACCATATTGGAATTTTCTAAAAAGGGCGAACGGCTCTGCCATCCGCCCTAACTTCAAAACAAATCAATTATGAAAACAAAATTATAGCCGTTACTTTGCTAGGAGTTCAGCGGAATACTCCTCCCACTTAGTGTTCTTGTAAATCCACATCTCACCAGCCTTTGCACTTGCAGCAACACCTGGCATATCTTTCATGAAGTAGTAAACACATCCATCCACGAGGTCCTTGCCTGTTGGAACGGTGTCTTTTTCCCACATTACATAACCTGGGTTCGCTGTCTCGCCCTCACCATCAATCCAAATGTGACAAGTTCCTTTTAGAGCAGGGGCATCCCAAGTGATAATGCCTTTGCGTTTTGCCTCTTCGCCTTCAACATCCTCGTTAAATGAATGCTCTTGTGAGTAAACATAGTGTACTACTCTGTCAAGACAAACCAACGCACCACTATTACTCCAACCCATACGGTCAAGTGTGGGGTCGTGCTTGATGTCAAAGTCACCAAATACAGTGTGAACGCGTGTAACGTCCCAGCCAATTACGTTTTTCTCTACTGAAATTTTAATTTCAGGATGTTTTGAGTAATCGATACACTGTACTTTCTCCAATAGGTTCTTACCTGCTAGCAAAATACCGCCACTAGGTTTGTCCTCGCCAGTGTTGAACATCTTCGACAACGCAATGAATTTTTCTACAGTCCAGTCGCGAGGTGCTTGGAGTTCACGCTTGAACATCCAACGAATACCCATTGAGAAGTACACGTACTGCATACCCATCTTACCAGTGTCACGCTTGATGCGAGCCTTGACACCTCCCCAACAAGTGCGGTTGCCTTCCAACTTGAACTTCTTGATTTGTTGCTCTGCAATAACCGCTTGTGCAAAGGGTATGCGTTTCTTTTGTGCATCAAAGTAATCGCTTACAACTTGGTTAGTTGCGCGTTTCTGCAAGTAAATTCTTGTAGGTTGTGGCACGAACGTATCAGGCTCAACGTGCTTTTGGGTTTCGTACAACGCATTACCCATAACAATTAGGGTCGTACCAGCAGGAATATCAGGAGTTGTACAAACCTCGTCTGTAGTTGCAGCCTTTGGCCCATTAACTGCTATTACAATAGGGTTATTTGTGGCATTGTCACGTCCAACCACATATAACATTAGGTCAACTCCAGGGGTGAGGGTCTTTCCATCTTCAAGATAACCGTCTACACCTTTCACCAAAAGCGTACCACAAACTCTAGGAATACCTTGGTCTTTGGGCTGCAAAGGCAAAATAAATTGGGTTTGCGCTGCCTTGTCTACCTTGGTAGTGCTAGTAATCTTTGAACGTGGTTCGTCAATAATGAAGTGGTCAACCTCGGGGCTGTCAACCTTTACCTTCTTTGCCTTAAGCATAATTTGCATAAGTGGGGTGTCGCCTGCATCAAACGCAAACAATTCTTCGTCAATGTCTGGTTGGATAAGGTTTCCACCATCAATGCCACCCGTTGAGTTCGCTATCTCTGAAACGGTTGTGGCTTGACCGTTAAGTTGCGACTGAACCCCAGCACTACCAGGTGCAGGAGTGTTAGCACCTGTCATAAGTTCTACTTCTTGGCCGTTAGCTTTGGCCACTTTCTGTTCTGCCATTCTCTCTAAATTTTAAAAATTATACTCTCAAACATCCACCTCAATAAGGTTACCAGCTTTAATCCCTCCTGTTGCCTCTGCAACGCTAGATACCGTTGTCACTTGTCCGCACAATTGAGACTTGATACCTGCGCTTCCTACTGTTGGCTCATTAGTGCCTGTAACAAGTATTATTTGCTGTCCTTCTATAGGTGGTACTCTTTTTATTGCCATTCTCTCTAATTCTCTGCTTAATCTTAGCGCGCTAAGCGTGCTTGGTCAAAGATTGTCGCTGGTTGCTTCTCTCTTTTGGGGGCCGTATCGTTTTTACCGTCTAGATGCGGTAGTCCATCTCCTGCACTTCTCTTGCGCAACTTCTCTTCAATCTTGGAGTTTCTTCCGCGTACTTCTCCCTCTTCACTAGCTATCGCAACATTTTCATCGTGATGCAATGCCTTTCGTGCCATTGCCATGCTTTCAAGAGAGAACTTTCCTACAATGCCGTCCCTGACAATGTTTGAAAGAAATTCCATTACTTCTGCAACATCTTCATCGGTAAGACCCTCTTCTTCCTGTAACTTGTCTAAGTTGGCCAAAGTATCGGTAAGGTTAGAATTATATTCTTCCTCTAACTCTTTCTCCTTTGCAACGCGTTCTACATATTGCTGGTTTGCTTCTGAAAGCTTTTCACGCATTTCGGGGTCTTCTAATGCATCTCTGAAATCCTCTTCACCAAAACGCTCTATCATGGCAACAATCGGGTTTTTGCCATTCATCCAGTCAACCATAAAAGATGCACTACGTCTATCGCTGGTAAACATGTCGGCAAACTTGCTTTCGTTCTCCTTGTAGGCGTTTAGTTCTTTTTCGCTTGCATCGTAATCATCGGATATTTGCCCATAAAAACTCTCCTCATCAGAGAAATCTTTGTCGGGGTATTTCTTGGCAAGACGCTCCTGTAATAACTCTCGCCTGCTCTTATTGCCTTGATTTACAACTTCTTCCATCGCAATATGTTTTGTACATTACTATTTATTACACAAAGATACGATACCACTTTTCATCGGGCTTTTTATTTGTTTATGCCTATTCTGTAACTTTGGGGAATAGAAAATTATTTTATAATGAAAAGTTTTCTATCAAAATAACTAAACGAAAACAATCAAAGAATAAAAGCAGCTACCATTATGAAGAGGAAAGGGAGTGAATTTGAATATAGGCAAGAACTAGAAAGCGACCTAATTAGGGCTTTCAGAGAGTGTATGATGAAAGCATCCTATATTAGAATGGATGATATATATGCAACAGTGGTTGATATGAAATGTAGTCGCTTTTGGGTAAGTGAGACGCGCGCCAAAATAGTACTCGCAAACATGTTACGTGGTGATACTCTACCCAATATGGGAGAGATGAAGAGAGAAATGTATTTTGAAATATACAAACGACTAATTGCATTCATGGCTAAACATCCTAAAAAGTCTTTTAGTGATTGTGTTTTCCAAGTACTAAAACAACCAGCCCCAAAATTTTACCTTAAGCCAAATTCAGCACGTGTGATAATATGTAGGATTAGAAGAAAATGGACACAAAAGAAACAAAACGTACAGTTAAGGGAAATGATTACGCGATAAAGCAAATAATCAAGGAGAACGAACATAGGAACGATGTTATAAATGCAATCTTTAACCCTATAACAGGCGAGAACTCTATACTAGATAGAACCGAGGTATTTATTGAAGATTTTCCGATACGGCACCAGTGGTTACCTAATTCAATGCTACGCGTACCGCTTGTTCAGCTAATCAAGAAACATGGCTCAATAAAAGCATTTCTAGAAAAGGAACTTGGCGTTGAGTGTACACAAGAGGAGAAACACAAAGTAATAGAACAATTTACAAGAGTTCGCTATAAATACGACTTTTGTTTTTGGGCTGCTGTACTCGCTTTTATCAAGCGCAAAGGTGGTGGGTCAGATGTTCGCTTTATTCTTAATCGACCACAGAGAAAACTTGTTACTGTGTTTGAGCGCATGCGTCTTGCCGGAAAACCAATACGAGTAATACTACTTAAGGCTAGACAGTGGGGAGGCTCAACGGCAACCCAAATTTACATGGCGTGGCTTCAGTTACAACATCAAGTGGGGTTAAACTCTCTTATTGTCGGGCATCAAAAGGATGCTTCAATTGAGGTTAAAGATATGTTTGACCGCCTTATAAATGCGTATCCAATTGAATTACTTTACCGCATGGGTGAAAGCTACAATGCCAACGAACCAAAGATTGTCGGTGTCGGGCAGAGTGGCAATATTCACCGAATACCACAATGCAATTGTAAAATAAAAATTGGTACGGCTGAAAAACCTGACTCTGCACGCGGTGGAGACTATAACCTTGTACATTGTACAGAGGTTGGACTTTGGAAGACGACAGAGGGAAAGACACCTGACGAAATAGTACGCTCTGCTTGTTCGGGTATTTTATTAAAGGCATACACAATGATTGTATATGAGAGTACGGCTAATGGTACAGGAAATTTCTTTCAACGAGAATATGATGCAGCTAAAAAAGGTATTTCGCAATTTTTTGCTTTGTTTATCTCATGGTACGAAATCGAACAGTACGCAATACCATTTGAGAACGAAACAGAAAAACTGGAGTTTGCAACACGCCTATACACCAACCGCGAAAACGACTTTACTGCATCGAACCGCGAGGAAAGCGGACAATACCTTTATTGGCTGTGGAAAAAGGGGGCGACGCTCGAGGCTATCAACTGGTACGTACAGGAACGCTCGAAGTATGCCGACCATGGTGATATGGCATCAGAATACCCCTCCGATGATGTTGAAGCCTTTGTTCATTCTGGCGCACGCGTGTTTGATAAATACAAAATAGAAGAGCTTAAGCCAGCATGCCGTCCACCTAGGTATGTAGGCGAAGTGTACGGAGATGCCCAAGAAGGAAACGATGCTTTGAAAAACCTACGTTTCACACAAGGAACACAAGGCCTATTTTCTGTGTGGAACTTACCAGATATTTCTAACACAGAGAAAGTAACAGAACGATACCTTGTTGTTGTTGATATTGGTGGCCGTTCTAAAAAGGCGGACTGGTCTGTAATCACTGTTTTCGACCGTGTGTTTATGGCCGATGGTGGAAAGCCTATTGTTGTGGCGCAATGGTATGGGCATGTGGATATGGATATACTTGCATGGAAAGCTGCACAAATAGCAGCATTCTATGATAATGCCCTACTTGTTATTGAAAGTAACACACTCGAGACAAAAGATAAAGAACGCCAAGTTGATGGTGACTTGTCGCATTTCATCCTAAATCAAATAAAAGAGGTTTATCCCAACTTGTATGCGCGTAAACAAAGTGAAGACGATATTAAGGAGGGACGACCAAAAAAATATGGTTTCCACACCAATGTATCAACCAAACCAATGGTTATTGCTACACTCATTAAAGTAGTACGCGAAAATCTATATGTTGAACGTGACGAACGATGCCTAGATGAATATCTTACTTATGAACGCAAAAAGAATGGTGCATACGGTGCTATCGTTGGAAAGCACGACGACTTATTAATGACGCGCGCAATTGGTCTTCACATCTGTTTCTTTGAGATGGATTTACCAAAATTCATTGACCTAACAAAACCGCAAATGCCAAAAAGGAAAAAGGTTGTATCAGCAGCAACTATATAAAACAAACAAACCCAACGTAAATGTTGGGTTTGTTTGTTCTTATGCGCTCTGTTGAGCTGGTGGTTGTCCTTGTGGTGGTTGTGGCATCGGTAAAGTGTTTTGCCCACCAACCATCTGTTGCATTTGCTCTTGTTGTCTGCTTTTGATAGCTTGCAATAACTGGTCTGCAAATGGGAAGTCTCCATTTGCCAACATTTCTTGTAAGGTAATTTGCCCACTCTGCCACAGTTGCATAATAAATTCATTGGCGATTTGCCTATATGCAGGGGTTAGGGTGCTTTCTGTAATGCTAAGGTCAAACTCGGCATCGCGTATGCGGTCGGGGTCGTATATAGTAAGCGCACCTTTTCTACCTGCGATGTTAAATACACGCTTACTATCATAGTATTGCTGTATATTCTTAACATCTATATAGGCTGCATTCATAACAAAATCGCCGAAACTTTCCAATAAGTCGCTTAGAGAAGTTGTCGCATTCTGTGTCTGCTGGGCGTAAAGACTGCCACTAGTACCACTATAACCTGGCTTGCCTTGTAATGCGCCATTAACGCCTGAAATATCCTCAAAGAATTTCAACTGTAGGTTCAGCAAATTATCAATGCCAATATTGGTGTTATTTGTAGATATTTGCTGGGGCATCCTGTCTGTACCTTTAGTTCTAATGGCTAGAATGCCATTGTATCTACTCCATTCCTCCGCAACATCTTCTAGGCTCATGTGTTCAGGAAGGTTTTCTTCGGGGAACAAAAGCATACCCTTTGCGCTGGCACGCATTATCCAATCATACATAGTGATTAGTCGGTTGGTGTATCGTTGCTGGTCTATAACATCTGCGACAAAAGAGTGTATCTCACCATCAATAAACGGATAGGCTTTAAAAACATAAGGGTTGCCTTTGTGTGCAAAGGGGGTTTCTCCCTCTTTTAGAATATCACCAAAAGGACTAAGGAAGTAGAAGTACCAATAATCATCTATAAACCATGTGGCTTTTATTAGCGGTATATCTTCAATATCCATTTTAAATTGCGTGCCTCGTTCTATTCGGCTTGCGTTCTCCAATTCCACCATTTCGTGGTAATCTTCAATGTCTATCTTATATACACTGCCGTTGTTAGGGTCGTGGCAGCGATAACGCGGTTTACTCTCCTTCCTCCAAACTTCGATAACACGGCATAGGTTATGCTCGGTCGGTAGAAGAAACGATAAGTTTTTTAATTGCGGCATGCCAAACGAATTATAGTACGATACAACACGCTCTGCGTCACGCGCACCAGAATATATCGTGGCTAGATTATTGTAGTCGTTGGGTGTCTCAGCAAACTGACTACAAAGTGACTGAAAACTGATGTCGTGTATCTCGCCAATACAACTTACGTCCCAACCGCGGAAATCGCGCATATTGGCGTCAACAAAAAAATTGTTTGGCTGTACATAGTCTGTCCAACAATCTAGCTTTTCATTACGCCAACCAAACCATTTGCGGTGAACAATAAGCCCACTTATTAAAAACTCCTCCATTGAACGAGCATACAATTCATTCATGCGATTTTGCTGCATGTTATATTGTAGCACGGTACTCATTGTCTCACCTATTTTTTGTTCTTCGCGGTCTCGTGCTGTACAAGTCGGCTCTTTGCTTTGATTGCGATATACGCCTAGCACATTACGTACAAGTCGGCGTATGAGATTGTTCTTAAGGGGGATATTCCCTTGTTCCTTGATATATTCTTCCTCTGTTAGCGTTTTGCCGTCAACTGTTACCACATCTTTCCATTGGTCGCCATAGCAATATCTCTTACATCGTTCGCGGTTTTCACGAAACTTTTGCATATTAAACCAGTGTTGTTGCGCCTGCATCAACACGTCGTATGCTCTATTATCACCATTGCGCCTTTTGGATTGTTGGATACTATCCATACTATCCTTACGTGGCATCACCTTACGCATTGACCTTAGTTTTGTTGCCATATACTATAAGCTTACGTTTTGTTTGCAAAAATAATAATTAGCCCTCCATCCCTCCCTTTATCCGTAACGTACCGTTACTTTACTTCGCGTAATTCGTGTATAAGCTCATCCCTCAAGTCTGATATTTCTTTCTCAATATATGCGGTCTCCTCGGCGTCTCCTTGCGCTTCTTTCCTTTCTTTCTTAAGGTGGTTTATTTCTTTCTCATACTCTTGATAGATAAGGAAACGCGCGTATTCAGGCTTGTTATACATTAAGTCTAGTTTCTCTGCATACCTCAAAGAGCCCCTGTCGGCCTCGTCTTCATAGTTGCGAATACGTTTCTTTGTTTGTTCATACTCCTTGGTGTACTTAAAGAAAGCATTGTTTATAGCGCGTTCCTTTGTACGTTCATCGCCAAACACATACAGACGATTAACAAAAGGCATATCCTTTGCTTCAACTGGCTGGTCGCCAAAAACCATTTTGCCAGTTTTAAGCATCTTATCTACAAAAAACGAGTAATAACCGCCTAGCATGCCTTTCGCTATATACTCAATCTGTGCAGGGTTTAAGTTAATAGCACCAGGTGTGTAGTCGTCACCGCCAGTAATGTCGCTCAACAATTTTGTTACCCATTTCACCTCTGAACTTACACTCTTGAAAGCTTTTGTCCATTCGGGGTCGTCCGTGTTATACGGCGTCTCTTTATAGATTGGTAAGCCTGTCCAACTCTTATTTATACTTGCCTCAACAATAGGTTTAAGTGATGTAGGAACAAATGCCGTCCATGAACCGCCACCCTCCAAGAAGTTGATAGGCAATACTTGGGTGAGTTGTTCAGCTGCAGCCCACATAGCCTCTGTTCGTGTCATCGGGTCTTGTCCGCTCATCATTGTTGTAGCAAGTTCGCCCAATCCGTAAATGGCTCGAAATTCTTGCGGTAAAGCTATCTTTATCCAACCCTTACCAGCACGGATAAGAATATTAGAACGTCTTGTGTATTCGGGAATATCATAATATCCCTCTCCTCCTTCGGGTTCATCGCCACCACTCAAGAGATAACCTACATAAGGAATAAGTACCCCAAGAGCAAGCATCGTTGTTGCTAAGGCTGCGCCCTTTTGTGGGTTTCGTTTTGTATAACGCATGTAGTTCGTTAGTCCTTGTACACTGGCATTCCAAAATGTATATAGTCCACGGCCTAGCCCTGATACGAAGGCGGATGTATTACCTAGCCAAGTTTGACCTGTTGCGCCTAACATCTTTGACCCACTACCTTTCTTGTTGAAGTTTACGCTTATCTCTTTGGCATCATATATACTTCTACCTAGTTGTCTACCCATCTGCCGCGATGTAACGAATGCTGCAAAACGTGCGCTGTTCTCAATAGAGCGGTTTAGGAAGTCTAAATTCTCAAAGATTGCTTCAACAGCCTTTCTTCCTTTCCCTTTGTCTAGGGTTTTCTTTATGTCGCTTTTGTGCTGCTCCGCATTCTTAACAGACGTCCATCCAGTTTCACCGCCGTTCGTTATGAACTCATAGAAATAGCGTTGTAACTCATCGCTCATATCAAGCGTACCATCATTAAACTTTCTTAGTAGTTTACCAATCGTTACAGGGTTGCACTTCGCATGGTTGATATGGAACTTAATTGCATAATTGCCACTCTCTTTAACGTGTACAATTGTGTTTGCATAGAATGTATCACGTATAAAGTTACTTATAACGAAGTCGGGGTTTCGTGTAGTATATGCTGCACTTAGCCATCTATTAGCTTGCGCAATCCATTCGAACACTTTATCAATAGCCCCAGTAGATTTGTTGTCGGGGTTTGTAAGGCCGTTAATCGCTTGTGCAGCCCTTGGGTTACCGTTGATGGTTAACACATAGTCCTTGCCATTGCGTTTCACTATAATCTGATGTTCGCGCAAATCAGTCCCTAATACACGATAGGGAATATTCGGTTTATCCGCTTGTCGTACATACTTATCGGGTTCTTTTTCTGCCAATTCCTGCATCTTCTTTTCAAACTCTTCTACCTTTATATCGACTAGTTCGGGTTTGTCGTTAGGGTCTATATCGGGAAACTTCGGTTTCCACACGCCGTTCACCTCGTCATATTCTAACCACATATCACTAATACTAACCAAGTCACTAGGATGCTTGGTGACGTAATTTAAGAAAGGTATCTTTACTAGCCTATTCCTATTAGCTTGCATTATTGCACTATCTGCCATCAACGCCATTTGTGCGATTGGATTATCCGCCTTAGATGTACGCCCTTTTGCTGTTCTTATAGGTGCAGAGAAAGAACTGTTTTTACCCATAAGGTAAGCATATTCTTCACCTGATGTGGTCTCGTCAAAACCTCGCAAGGGAATGTAGTACTGATACATTGAGGATATTTCGTTATATGCTTCCTTGCTTAGAAGTCCACCTCGGTACATTTTCAAAAGCACATTTTCATTTACACCTCTAGTGTCCAACCAAAGGTTTTTGATGGCCAAAGCGTTCTTCTTTTCTTCGTACTTCTCTACAAACTCTTTTGCCCTCTGTTCGGCCGTTGCTGTGTCAATCTCCGCTTCGTCTCCTCGCATTAGGGTTGTAAGTCCTGAATAGTCGCGTTTGCGATGCTTTTCTAATATCTCATCCATGTTAGGTGCTTTGCCGACACCACCAGCAGCAGCAATTTCTTTTTCTTTAAACTCTTTTTCCGCTTCGCGAGTAGCCATTACCTTGTTTCGTTCTAACCCATGCTTGGCCATCATGTAGTCGTACAATTCTTGCCTTTCCTCTTCTGTACGAGCTAATGCTCCTATACTATTGAGTAGGGGTTTGAAACATCTGCGGTTGAAATCATCCAAATCAGCTTGATTAACAGAACTCAATCTGTTTTCACCAACGTATGCGTTTTCATTGTCTGGTATATCCTCGACTTCACGTTTTACATTCTCTGCTTCATCGACGGCTTTGTAAAGCTCCAATAAGCTCTTCATACTGTCTTGCATTGCTTCGATGTGCTGTACACCCCCACTTTGCATTCTGTGTTCGTACCGACCTCTAACAAGGACTTTCTCAAACTCTACTTTTTCTTCTTCGGCTTTACGATATAATATATTCGGCTGTTTGGCTGTTTGGGTATTACCCAATAGCTCATCGCGTTTTACAACGTCTCTAGCATGCCCACCGATACCTTGGTCTCGTCCTTTGAGGTTCTCATAGCTTCGCCATAGTATATAGCGTAATTCATCTTCGCTAATCTCTATATTTGTCTTTCTACCAGTTATCGCGCCTAACATTTCAATGAAGAATTCCTTTATCTTCTGAAGCCAGCCTTTTGTTTTCGCGTTCTCAAAGTCTGTTTCTTCTGCTAAACTTGCTAAATACTCCTCGGTTGCAGTGCGGATATTCCATCCGTTACGCATAGCTAGTTGCACAATCTTTCGCGCAATATCGTTTGGTACGGTCTTGTAGACGTTGTCTAGGAATGTGTCGAAATTGTCACCGAACAACATACGTAAACCATAGTGCGCAACAGCTTCGTGCATGAGTGTTTTTATCGCATCTTCAACGCTAGTATGGTTTGATAGCACAATAGTAATCTTTTTAGTCTTTGTGTCAAACCATCCTTTTGCGCGTCTCTTCTGCTCTGTAAGCTCATCTGCTGATGTTATAACCTCAACATTAACTAGGTTCATCTTTGCAGCAGCATCCGTTACGGCTGTTCTCATTTCCTCTACTTTGTCCTCGATGTACATCTCGCGTGAACGCTCTGCTTGATCGCGTTCAGAACTTGCTGTAACTCTGTGTGTGCCGTTTGTGATACTGTCTAGTTCGCTTTGTACGTCTGAAGCCCTAAATAGTACATCATCATTGTCGCCGTCTTCCTCCTCTTCTTCGTTATTGGTCAATTCGGTTATCTCCTCCACCTCATTGTCGATGTCTTTGTATTTGGCCTCTTTCTCCTCCATTTCCTCTTTCATCAACTGGGTGTACTCCGACAACCTTTGTTTTGCTGTTTCTAGTTCTTCTGCAAACTCAAACGGCTTGCCGTCTCTTTCTTCAAGAGTTTTTAAAGACGCTAAATCACGCTCGTTGTATTCCTTCCTAGTTTCAATGATTTCCTTAAAGTCACTGCCTGTTATAACATTACTTAGGATGTCTGTTAGCGCGTTCTTAATATAGCCTTGTCTTACTGGTTGGTCAAAAAGCCCTAGTTCTTCACTAGAGTACGTCATTTCATGCGTTACATCCTGGAATAACTCTCTATCACGCTTTAGCATTTCGAATTTAATTGTAGATGTAATAACAAATGGAATATTGCCAATTGTAATTACTAACTCTCGTACTTCACTATGCTCGTTGCCACCTTTTACTTTCTCTACTGCTTCTCTTACTTTTTTGTTATAGTCCTTTATAAAGTCTGCCATTTCATCAAGGTTGGCAAAACTATTTTTACCAATCGTAATTCTTGGCTCTTTATCGTTAGCTTCAATCTTAGCGAGAGCGTTTTCTGCGTTTTTAATGTCTTTATTCCTAGCTTCGATTTGGCCTCGCAACTTAGGCATTTGTGCGTGTATGTATGTTTGGTCTATTTCCCACTGCTTATGTTTAGACTCGTACTTACGCACATCTTTCTCGGCTTGGTTCTTTAGCATGGCATATTCACTACCAGAAAGCTGCGCCACAATATCACCAAACACGTCCTCATCCTCTTCCATTGTGCGGTCTTCCATGCTATTGGCAATCATTTTCTTGCCATTCATAATACTATCCGCAATTGCACCCTTCGTCTTTAGGCGTTGGTACGCTGTTACGTCTAGACTATCTTCTACACCGAAGCGCAAGATGCGAACTGGCTTATTCATATTCTTGTGAATATTGCCTTGTCGTAAGATACGGCCGTTTCGTTGGGTGTAGTCCATAGGCCTATTGGGAGCGTCAATGTGTATAAGAGTATGTAACCTCTCCTGTATGTTAACTCCTGTACCTAATGTTGCTGTGCTACCCATGATAACACGTATCTCTCCACTATTCACCTTGCCAAATATTTCTAACTTCTTGGCAACACTCATATCCGACTTTATAATTGCTATTTCTTTCTCTGCAACACCTTGTTCAATGAGTTTTTTCTTTATATCTTCATAAAGATTGAACCCACTTTGTTTATTTTGATAGTTATCTGCGAATATAGCAACAGTCCCTTTGTAGCTTTCTGTTTCTTTTAGTGTACGAAGTGTTTGACGAACCGTTTCATTTGTCTTACTGTTTGGGTCGTCAAAAACGTTACTAGCGACAAGACGCACATCAATGGCTGCCTGTTTGGCAATTCCATACATGACAAGTGGAATATGGCTATTTTCTTTCTTCTCCTTTCCGCTAAGCTCCTCATATGCAGCCAATTCTTTGTTTACGTGCTTCATAATACCACGTAAGGCGGCTGTTTGAGGTAGATACACATCTTGTGGAATATCCTTGCCTAATTCTGTTTCAGGAACTTTCTCTAAAACTTTGTCTGCATTATCTGTTCTAACAGTGTCTGCAACACTAAACCATATTCTGATGAGTTCGGGGAGGTTAACATATCCTGCAAATCTATTGTTCTCTTTGAACTTACCGCTAGTAGTAAACTCAAGCATCTGCTGTATGTTTCCGAAATTTCGCACGAAATCATCAAAATAAAAGATGTCGTATTCTCGCATCGTGTCGGCTGGCATAAGATAACGCATAAACGTCCATATCTCTGCAGCTGTATTACTGATAGGCGTACCAGTGGCAAATACAACGTTCTTGCCGTTACTCCTTTCCAAAACGGATTGTACCTTAAGGTACGCACTTTGCGACTTCTTGCTATATGAAGGGTCAACACCCTTTACTCCTCGCTGCATGGCTGTAGCGAAGCCAAGGTGCTTATATTCATGTGCTTCGTCAACAAATAATGCATCAACGCCCATCTCATCAAAGTTTTCTACATCGTCAACCGAACGCATTAGAGCCTCTTTAGCCTTTACTTCTGCATTCTCCCTAGCTACAGCTTCTTTCTTTAGGTCTCGCGCTTGTATCCCTTGTTCTTCAATCGCTGCCACACCTGCCATTAGCACGTCTATTTCTCTCTCTAGCCTTACCATTAACTCAATAGAGCCTTTAGAGCCGTTATTAGCAAGAGTTTCTAGTACATGCAACTTTTCATCAATCTTATCCCTGATGTAATTTGCTTGTCTTTCTTCACTATCGGGGATGCGTTCAAACACTGATTGTGGAACAATCACCAAATCCCAATCGCTATACTTAATCTTAGCATAGAATGCTTTACGCCCCTCTTTTGTTCTGTCTTTAGGTTCAATGCTTAAGACTTTAGCATTCGGGTATAACGTTTTTGCACTCTCCACGAATTGCCCAACTGTAGCATTCTGTACTACAATCATCGGTTTTTTGGCTGTTCCTAACCTCCGCATCTCCATAGCGGTTGTTATCATCGTAAAGGTTTTGCCAGTTCCGACCTCGTGAGCTAAAAGAGTTGGAGAAGATAATGCACGTATCACGGCCTTCTTCTGATGTGGGTATAACGCTATCTTGTTGTTTGCTCCTGCAAAATGAGCGGGTAAGAAGTCATCGGATATTTCAAGTTCTTTCTGGTTGTTGAATTTCTCGTTGTAGTATTTACCCAATTCCTCCGACAAGGCTTCATCTTTTTTCACTCTTTCTCTTGCCCACTCTTTAAAGTCTTGGCGTATCTCGTCTATCTTCGTTGCGCATGCTGATGTTGCATCCTTATCAACTACTGTCTCTTTTTTGTTTCTTGTAGAAGTTACTTTAATCGAACGGTTCTGCAAGGCAGCATATATTAAATCTGTACCATACACAATTTTACCAAGCATCAAACTCTTAACACCAAAAGCAGCGTTTTTCTCTAGGCGTATATCGCCTACTACATCCATTACCCACGTTCCATTGGTATTAAACAAATTCACTTTAACTCCTGTTCTTTCCCTTATATAATCTTCGTAAAGAGCAGGTTTAAGCCATGAAGAACCTAGTGTAAACTCAATAAGATGTGTTGGTATCTCGTTTGGAACAATCTTTTTCAACGCCTTTATGTTTGCATCGTATTTCCCATCTACATTATTATCTTCTGCAATCCTTAACTTCTCACGAACGTTGCCACTAAGATACTCGTATGATACACGCATCTTTCCTGTGGTTGGGTCTTCGTAGGCGAGCCCTTCGCTTATCAAACCTGCCTTTGTGGTCTCCACGCTCTCTCCTAGCGTGGATGCGATGTATGATAAATCAATTGCACCATGTTTATATAAACTTGCAATTACTGCATCTTTATTCGTCTTTGGCTTTGGTTCACTTTCTTTGTCAATAACTCTTCTCTTAAAGACGTCTGTCTTACCAACTACCTCTACCGTGTTTCCATTTTCATCACCTTTGCGCTCGTATGTTTGCAGAGATTGAATGCTCGCAAAGTCTACATCATTCTTAAGGAATGATATAGCGGTATTCTTATGAAGATTGCCATACCTAGATATAAATGTATCAAATACATTATTCAATTTCTCAATAAGCGGTAACAATCCTTCGTCTTTTTCATTCTTGCTTTGGTAGTCTAATACATCTGCAACGGCACTCTTTATTGCCTTATAGTCGTTGAAACATTCTTGCTTAGACCTGCCACGTACCTTATTCGTGTTGATTACCAAAGGTACGGCAAGGCCTTGCTGGGCAACACTAAACGTGCCATCTTCGTTAAGTATCATGCTACCCTCTTTAACGTCTTCCCCTAACTCTTTATATAAAGGTTTAGTTTCTTGGGTTTCGGGGCTAGCCTTTTGCTCTGTCTCTGCGCCTAATGCTTCTACCCACGCTTGCATACGCGCGTTTTGGTCTATTCCATTTTTGGGGAATAAACCTTTTAATGTTGGCCGATAGGTGTCGCCATGTTCAAAAGCGAAGCCCATCACACCGCCCATATTTTCGGGGTGTTCTAAGAAATATGTATTGTAGTCAAGCCCTAACTCTTTAGTGATAGGGTTACCATTCCTGCTCACCTCTCCAGTATCATAACTAACAACTCTTTCTGCTCTAGAGCCACTTACATTAATTGCATTAGGGCTTTTTTGGCCATTTACTCTCTTACGTATTACTATGATGTCCGATGTAACATTTGCGCCAACAAAGGTTTCATTGTTCATTCGGAATGCACCAATAACGTCACAATCGCCTTCATTGGTAAGCCATTGATGCAATTGTCTATTATTGTCAAGAGTGCCGTTAGACGTAATTAAAATGCCAATTCCACCCTCACGCAATTTCCTCGCATTCTTTGCAATTGCAAAGTCTTGAATGCTTTTGAACTTCTTGCTTAAGTCAAGGTCACCAGTATTGTCAATAACTCGAAGTCCTGTTACAAAGGGCACGTTTGTTATTGCCAAGTCTACGCTATTGTTGGCTATGTGCGTCTCCTCAAAACCCTTAATGTCGACTTGAGCATCAGGGTATAGTAGTGACAAGATATTACCAGTTGTAGTGTCTTTCTCGACTGCGTGGATGTCGCTGTTCTCGCTAATCTCTGTCGGCATAAGCCCTAGGATATTGCCGATACCTGCACTTCCTTCTAATATCTTACCTCCTTTAAACCCTAGCTTCTTAGCTATATCCCATAATGTATCAACAACATGTGCAGGGGTGTAATAAGCACTAGCCCTACTTAGATTCGTCTCTTGATATGCTTCATCGCCTATAATCTCCTTTATCTTAGGTGCTAGGGCTGGGTCTGTAAACGCCTTGCCTAATCCGCCCCATCCGCTGAACTTACGAAGTATAGCCATCTGCTCGGGAGTTGCTTTTTCGCCACTCTCGATTAACTCTCTAGATAGCTTTATAGCTTCTAGGTTTGCTTCTATTCGTGCATTAACACTCTTCGGGGCATAGTCTACTCCACGCTCCGAATGGTTGTTATTTGCATTCTTTCCTTGTGCTAGTCGCGATACGCGTCTACTGGGTCGTCCAGGGCTTCGCTGTTCTTGTTTATCTCCTCGCGATACTCCGCTATTTCCTTGTCTGTCATTCCCACGGACTTGTAAATCTCCATCATACTGCTCGTTGACATCTGTCCTGCTCCTACCATGTTCTCGCGCCTGTATTCCAGTACTGCCTCGGCTATCTTTTGCTTGAGTTCTTTGGTTATTTTCATTCTCTTGAGGTTTAGAATTTTCGTTGAATAAGTCGCCAAACAAGTTTCCTAATGCTGGCTGTTCCAAAGTTACATCTTTTCCTTTAGATGATGTTTCTTTTGAAGGTGTTTTTTCTACATTTTCAGTTTTTAATTCCTTTTCCTCGTTTGTTTCTTTAGAGACTTTGCGTTTATTTCTTTCTTCTTTTTTATTATCTACAACTTCTTTACTTTCAATAGGACTTATATCCTCAAAGTTCACCACCTCGTACATCACTGGTGCTAATCCAGTGTCTAGCACTGGTTTTGCTTCGTACTTATCAAATTCATATATGGTCGCTTCTTTACCTTTATATAAAACTTTATCGCCAACCTTATAGCCGTTCATGCTTTGCAGGGCTTCTTGCTCTTGTTTATCAATAGACTTTGGCTGCTCAACATCATGCGTCGCATCAGTAGTTTCTTGTTCCCTTTCGCTAATGGTCTGCGAGTTAAACGCTTTTTCTGCAAAAGTACGTGCTTCTTCGGGCGTATTGAAAACAAAGCCGTTAACACCTCTGAATGATGAATAATATCCGTTATTTTTCTTGGCCCATTGTTTATTCTGTAAGAAGACCTCTTTATCGGTATTCTCTTTGCCACGTACCACCCATATATCTATACCTTTCTTGTCATGGTGTTGCTTTGTGATTGAATACGCGCCAGTGTCTACATCTTCTACTTCGGTCACCTCCTTACTTGCTCTCTTCTCCTCGTTTTCAACAGTGGCTTCATTGTCTACCTGTTCAGCCGTGGCTATAATATTGGGATGAACTTCATTGCCTTCATTGTCTATGGTCGCTACATTAAAGGCTCTTACCTCTTCTGTTGGCGTTAGCTCTGATGCGATGTGCTCTAATTCGGGCATATTTTTTGCGCCCTCATAGAATGCCTTTAGATACGGCCGTACCACATCGCCAATATCTTGTATCATCGCTTTAGCGAAATCAGAGAATTTCTTTACCCCACGGTCTATATGTCCTGCTGCCAACTCCATACCAATGGCGAGGATTTCGGGGTCAAGACCAACGTTAAGTTGCCCACGCAATTTATTGCGTAATCGTGCGCTTAGTTCGGCCATACGCGCATCGCTAACCAAACCCAGTTGTCCTTCGTTCTTCTCTGCGCGCACCTCCTTATCCTCTTTTACTTGTTGCTCTGTAGCATTGCTAGACACTTTGTTCGCGCCAGTTTCTTTCGGCTGCTTATCCTCGTTGTTATTATGAGTTTCGTTGCTGCTTTCCAGAATATCTTTTGCCTTGATAACATATTTTCTGTCGTTCTGCTCAACAGTAACACTCTCATTGGTTTGCCCTACTACCTTGCCAGACACGATAGTGCCGTCAGAGAATACACCCTTGGCGTAAGTAATAGGCTCTGTAAGTCTATCTTGTACACGTGTACGCTGTGGCGATGTGTTTAATACTTCCTTATAGTCGATGTCCGCATCCTCCAAATGCTCCCTTATCTCCTTTTGCTCTTTCACCGAAGAGCGGTCGTAGATTTCCTGCAACTTCTCGCTTTCAGCCAATTCACGCAGATAGCTAGGATATTCGGCTATCATATTGTCGTATTGTTCCGAATATCCCTCTATATCAGCGGTCTCCCACTCGTCAAGTGTTTTATAGGGGGTATTAGCGAGGTCTTCGGATAAGCGTTTTTGCACATAGTCCTTTTGAGACAAAATGGTGTTAGCGGCACTGGCATTGTCTCCCTTGGTTTCCTTACTCGCCTTTACCGATTTGTACTCGGCAAAAGGCTTAGTTTTCCTCTTTGAACTTTGCACCCACTCTTTAAACTCCTCACGGCTAACTTCGGTTATTGTGCCTAGTCCTTTCCAACCCTTTTCATAGTTGGATAGGTATGCTTTTCTTGCAGCATCTTCACTTTCGAAACCATACATTACCTTATGCTCGTCAAACTCGCCAGTTTCGGGGTTCACTTGGTCTACAACGTATACCATGCCATGCAGGGGCGCATCCGACAGGAATACGTCTATATGGTCTCCGTCCACACTTTGCGTGCCACGGATATAGCCATAGGTATTGTGCATCTCGCTTTCCCACTTGTTGCCCTTAGCGTCCGTTCCGCGCCTTATGCTCCCCTTGGGTTGTTCGATGCTTATTTCCATGCCGTCAATACGGACATGCCCCTTGCGATAATTGCCGCTCTCCTTTTGAGCCTCTGTGGGATTGGTGTCCGTTTCTGCCTCCGCCGTTGCTACCTCTTTTGCGATTTTCTTGTCGCTCCTTTTGGCTTTCCTTTGTTCGGCATCCTCTTTGGTAATGCGTTCAGCTCTTGACGTTTCATCTACTTCTCCTCGTTCCGGTTCACTTCCCTCATCGCTTCGTTCAGAAGTGCCATTTTGTTGAACGCTCTCTCTTCTTGCATCGACTGCTTTGCCGATTGCTTTTTGTTGTTCTTGTTCTGTTCCATTGTATATAAGTTGTTTAACTTCATTAATAATTGTAGCCTTATCCTTAATACCGCCAGAGAATAAGTCTAGTTGTCCATTAGCTTGGTCAACAGCTCGATGGTTATACACGGCCAATAACTTCTTCAATGCTGATGTACGGTTATCATTCAGCACATCGGCAAGCATTAGCATAGTAGCATTGGTATAGTCGGCCACAGTATCGCCATCATCAAAGGCGAATAAGTTCATCTGTCGGGCATAGCTACTTACCTTTTCGCCAGCCTTGAACCCAGCCTTGCGCGCTTGGTACGCCAATGATATAGCAGCAGCAATCTCCGTGCCTAACTCATAGGCTTCGCCCAATGCCTTATTATTGGCAATCTCCGCAAGTGCAGTAATTACACTTTGACGCATACCCTTGTATTCGGCCAGCTGTCTAACAGCATCGGGGTTACCTTCAAAAGCTTTACCAATAAGTACATTCTCCAGTAGTTCACGGCCTTGAGTACTTATTCCGTCACCGTCTATAAGTTCTGCCATCTGCGCTTGTGTGATAACGCCTGCGTCTTGTAATTCTAATAGTGCTTCGTGTGCAGCCTTAGTGTCCGCGTAGAACTCGGCCAATGTATCATATCCGTTAATGCCACGTATAATACGGTTGAATACCTCGTCACTAACCACCTTGCCCAACTTAACACTCTGCTCGGTCTTGCTTTGACCTTTCATTTCCTGCTGGTTGAACTTGGCGAACGTCTCGGCCGTGTATGGCATGGCCTCATCTGCCATAAACACAACACGCGGATGCTGCATTCCGCGTACTTGTTCAGTCGTGAAGCCATATTTGTGCGGATATTGTGCGAGTGTTTCAAGGTATGCACCATCTGTTCCATTGATAGCTGCCAGTTCTCCAGCCATTGTTCGCCCATTCCCACTCAAAACAACACCTTCGGGGCTAACTACAACTGGGCTCTGTAGTGCGCGTGCATCGTAATTATCTGCGATATTCCGTGTTACAGCCTGTGCGTCTTTGTCACGCTCATAATCGCGGTCGTTGACACTGTGGCCGTTCTCGTCGACAGGAAAGCCCTCGCTCTTGGCGAACTCATTAGATACATCATGTGAAGGTGTAGCAGCGCCACTTTCCACAAGGACATAGTGTCCCTTGACCTTCTCGCCATTAGGTAGTGTCAACTCATCGGCTGCGCCAATCTGTTTAGGTGCACTCTCCCACTTCTCGCGTATGCTCTTATGCGCTGCGCCTGCTCCACGTCTAGCCTGTTCTTCGCGCTTGGCCAGTTCCTGTGCTTGTCTCGCCTTTTCCACCTTCTTTGCTTTTGCCGTTTCTTCGGACTGGCGCACGTGCATTTCCTCTCGTTGCTGCTTATCGATGGCATCTTGCACGGCCTTTACCTCATCCCAATATTGTACGGTCTGTTCTGCTGCCTGCACTTCTTGCGCGTAAGCAGCTTGTTCCGCCTTATACTTGGCAATGCTCGTTCCCATCTTAGGTTGTTTTTTCTTCACCTTTTCAAGATGCGATTGTGCAGCCTTGGCGTTATTCTTCACGAACTCATCGGCCACTTCACGTGGTAATTCAGCTTCATTGTAGATGTACTGGTGTGCGCGCTGTGGGGTGGCTGACGCAAAGTCTGGTTCTTCCTCACCGTCCTTATTCTTCACCATCGGCATAGGCTCGATTTCTTGCTCTTCCTGTTCTTCTTCCTGTTCTTGTTCAGTAGGCGCGGTCTGTTCCTGTTGCTGTACTCCAGCCTCTTGTACTCTTTCATTGCCTAACGGTGTAGGTAGTTCAGTGGGCGCGGTCTGTTCCTGCTGTTCCTCTTCTCCAAGCGGTATTGGTTGGCCACTCTCATCTACGCCGTCTATCTCAGCAGCTCTTCGCGTGCCGAACTCGTGCGTGATTGTCTGCTCCGATAGGTCGCGTTCTTCCTGAGGATCTACCATATCCAGCACATTAGCCACGTCATTTGCAGAGATAAACTCAAGCGTGCCATCTTCACCGCGTACAATAAGCGTCTCATCGCTGTTCTGCGTGTCGACGGCCTCGCCATCTTCGGTCATAGAGATATTACCATCCACAACATATACGCGTTTCTCGTCTTCCTTTAGAATTATAGGATGTATCGCTCCATCCTGATGCGTGCGCTGTTCTATTGCATTGTGAGCATCAGTTATCAGTCCGTCTAGGTCGTCTTTCGCGCGCTGCACAACGCCGTCAAACTTCATCTTCGCATTCACGAAGTCCGTGACGGCATCTCTCACAGCATCATCTTGTAGCATACCATCATTGTGTAGCTTCTTCAGTGTTAACACTGGCTCTTCGTTAAGAGAGTCCACTACGTCACTGCCCAATACCTCTACTATATACTTAGTCGCGCTATCATATTCGCGCTTTGCACGTGCCAAGTCAGGGCCTTGCGCATTGTAACCATCGGTATAGGCTGCATCCGCTGCGCTCTCAATCTCCATATCCGCGTTCTGTTTCGGGTCGTCCTCTTGCTTACGGCTGTCATTGAAGTTAATAGTGCCAACGTTATATCCGCGATACTTCACTAGATTGTGTACATAATCATATACGGCGCGCTTCTCTTGCGCCTCCATATCCTTACGGCCGTATATATCCATCATCACATCTGTTAACCCCTCATTCGGTGTATTGTCAATAACCTCTTGCAGCGGTTTCCATTTATCTTCGGTTAATCTGAATTGTGCGATATTGGCTGCACGTTCCATTGCGTGCTTATATCGGTAGTATTGTGCTGCACCAGCACCAGCCATCACCACATTGGGCGCACCCATCAGCGCGCCGACGGTTGCCGTACCAAGCCAAATGTCGCGGTGCGTACGCACATCGGCCAATGTCTTCAAGCCATTATCGCTGTCGCCCGTAAGTTGGTTGTAGAGGATGCCTGCATATTCCTCCAATGCTTCGTTGGGCATGCCGTTAAAACCGCTTGCGCGTAACACTTGCGCATACTGCTTAGCCCACTGCTTTCCGCCCATAGAGGTGAGGAAACCAGCCATTTTAGACAAGCCAATCTTCTCAAGTCCACGGATGGCAAGTTTGCCAATACCGATGTCGGGGAGAAATTCGCCGAACATTTCGCTCGCGTTCTCTCCAATTTGACTACGCTCCGCCTCGGCAAGTGCAGACATAAGCCCCTTTTGGTTCTCGAATTGGAAGTGGCCATGTTTGTCAAGACCAACATTACCAGTCGCGTCTTTGGCTGCCTCTCCCAACGTCTTGGTAAGCCCAGTGGTGTTAGATACAATCGCACCACCAGCCAATGAGCCGAGAGTTACGCCAGTAGCCTTAACAAGGCCTTTAGCAGCTGTCCGCGATGCTCCTTTGAGTAGTCCTTTCGTACTCGCTTTCGCCACTTGTTTAAGTCCAGCCTTGGCAATGCCTTTGGCCACGCCCTTAGACACGTCTTGGAATAGGCCACCACCCTGCAGCATGTTTTTCATCATGTCGAGCGAAACCGGCGCACCTGCGCCTGCAATAGCCCAACCGCCGTACTCTTCACCATACTTCCCTTGCATTGCTTGGTTGCGGAGAGTAGCAGTAAGCACTTGTTCTGCACTCTCCTCTTCGCGCGTAAGCATTTCGCCACGCTCGCGCTTGGCGTTAATCTGCGCTAATCGCTTCTGTGCGTTCGTCAATGCTATTGCATCGTTGAGTTCCGCACGGCCGTCACCGAATGTGTAGCCATTGGCAGCGGTCGTTGCGAAAGAGTGCCAAAAAGAGTTCATTTTGTTGTTCTTCTTGTCCTCCAGCACTTGTATTGCACCGCGGTTCTGTCTCACGGCAGCCATGAGTTGTCCGTATTCCTCATCCTGCTCATAATCGGCCACATTATTGTGATGCATAGCCACATCGGGGCGAGTGGCTTGAGCTGCGCTTTCGAGCATCTTTCCGAAAAAACCCTTACCGCCATTGTCTAGTTCTTCCCTGCGCTTACGCAATGCGTCTTCTAGGTCGGCTTGCTGTTGCCTAGCCTCGCGCAACTCGCGGTCTAGTTCGCTCTCTCCTGCATATTGCTTAGCTTGGTCGTACTCGTTCTGCGCCTGCGTGGCGTACGCCTCATTGTCGTACACTTGGCCGTCCTCGGTTTCGTACTGCGGTTGTCCCGAAACAGGCTCTTTCACCTTGTCTACATTGCGGTTCTGCCCAAGCTTAGGCGTGCGCACGTCTAGTCCAGTGTGACGCTTGGCATGTGCAATAGCGCGTTTTGTCTGCGCCAAATCCTGCTGCGATTGTGCCACTACATCGGCTGCTCTACCAACCATTGCACGCTTTTCAGCCTCCGTCATTGGAGTGGCGGTTGTCGGCTTAGGTTGTGCAGGCTGTGGCTTCTTCACTGCGTGCAGCCCTAGGCGCTGGCCAAACTCCTCATATGAATTGCCAACGTCTGCTCCTCCCTGCTGAAGCGTATTGAATACGCCCTTACGGTATTCATAGCCTGCTGTTCCTGGTGCGAAGAATTTTTTATTAAAATCTTGTTCACTCCCTTTGAAATCACCATTCGCGCTAAGCGCGTTATATATTGCGGTTGTTTTTTTTGTCATAACGGTTTTTTAATTAGATTTTCACGCCACCATATTTTTTTTGTTGCTGTGGTGCTGGCTGCTGTGGTGCCGGCTTGGGCTTGGGCTGTGGTGCTGGCTGCTGTGGTGCTGTGTCATCCCAGTCGAAGTTCTCGGCCACACTCTCCACATATCCTGCCACTACGTCCATAGGTTTGTACTTAACAGTGCCTTTTTTCGTTACCTTCCCCTTTCTATCGCGGATTTCACCCTCAATATTGGCGATTGGAACGCCCAATTTCTCGGCATACTTAACGGCATTCTTATAGTACTCTTTCTCATTCTTGAATGTCAATATGCCTTTCTTGCCAAGGTTCAGCGTGTACTTACCACCCTCGCGCTCCGCTTTCTTCCGTGTGGCTGCTGCTTCAACGCGCGCTTTAGACGCCTGAGCATAACTCCGTGATGCATCTGCATTAGCCTTCTTAATGTTGGCTGCATTCAAATCGCGCTTCGATTGCTCTGTTTTGGGTAGTTCCTCGGTCTTTATCTTAATATAGCCACTCTCCGCATTGGCCTTATTAGCATCTGCAATGCCCTTGAATATCTTATTATCGCTTTCGCGGTTCTTGCGCGCGTTCTCATCCTGCTTTAGTTCTAGGTCATAAGCACTCTTTATCAAGGCTGCACGCCTAGCCTTCTTAGCATCATCCATATCACCCAACCTACCTAGATTGTCGGCCTTCATCTTGAGCATGTTGAGATACTTGTCGCGGTCGGCCTCGCGCTCCGCCTTCATTCTCTCGTACTTCTCACTCACAGCGCCAGTAAGTGTCTTATTGCTAGCCATATTAGGCGCATATTGTGTGGTGAAGTACACATTAGATAATGCGCTTAGACCATCCGTGATTGCAGCGAATAGTTTCTCACGCTTCTCTTTTTTCTCGCGCTTTGCCTTCTGTTCTTCTGTTTCGGGCTTCAAACGTTGTTCCTCAGCCTTTAACGCCGATGTCATATCTTCGTAAGTCTTTATCTGGTCGCGCCTATAAGGATTACTATCTTCATCTTGCGCGTCTAAGTCCTCGCCTGTGAAGTATCTCACCTTCTCACGATAGTTCATGCCAGCTGTTGGAGATACATAAGGCGTGAATTGTGGCTGCTGTTGTTCAGTTGCACCAGTTGTTGGCGTATTCGCGCCACCCTGCTGCGCATTGTGTGTGCGCTGCATGTACGTTACCGACACTTTCTGTTGTGGTTGTTGTTGTGGCTGTGCCTGTTGTTGTGGCTGCTGCTGTTGCTGTGGTGGCTGTGACTGCTCACCCAATGGCCTATATACCATTGGTGCATTAAGTGGTGTATTATTCTGTACTGGTTGCTGTGGCTGCTGTGGTTGTAGCTGCTGTTGAGCAGCCTGCTCCCACATATTGGATTGCTGCGCGGTCTGTGGCTGCTGCTGTCGTCCTGTTATCAAATTAAATGTACTATTCATGGCTTACTGTTTTTTTTCAGGAAATGCAGCTCCAGCCACATCAGCACCAGCACTAGCAGCACCGCTAACCGCTGCTGCTATACTCTGCGCCTTCTGCTGTTCCATTGCGTTCAACTGCTGGTTCAGGCTATCATTCTTAGCCATATATTGCTGCTCTATCTGCGACTTGCGCGCCTCTGCAGCAGTATTGATGCTGCTCATTGTATCACTTAACGCCTTTGCGTTCGCCTCTTTGGCAGCGGCAACACTCTCTTCTGTGCCACCCATTACAGCTGCTGTTCCAGCAGATTGACGATTACGCTTGGCAATACTATCCTCTGTCATCGTTAATAGTCTCTGCGCGTCTGCACGCTGCGTGGCATCCTCATTATAGTTCTTGTCGTACCAGTTCTGATTGTCCTTCTTCTGCTGCTCAAGATTACTTTTCACATTCCGCATTGCACGCGCTGCGGATATTCCACCAAAGATGCCAGCGCCTAACTTCATCGCGCCACCTACAATACTACCTATCATATCGTTATGCCTTTATTATTTTCAAGCAAAAATAAGGCATTACCTTTGTTGACGACTTATATATATATATAGACATGGCAGAAGAGAAGAAGATTAGGGTTAAGGCAGGTGGCAGGCAGAAGAATACGCCCAATAAGATAACGAGCGTGACTAGGCAGACTATCTCAGAGTTTATCGCAGAATATCAGAACTCAGGATTGATGTTTAAGGACTTCGCAAGTTTAGAACCACGCGACCGACTTATGGTCGCCGAGAAATTACTGAATTACACAATACCTAAGATGCAGGCACAGGCGCTCGAGTTGAGTGTGAATGGTGGCAATAAGACTATCGAGGATACGTTAATGGCGCTGTCTGATGAAATGCAGCAGGCATCGCACAAGAAGGGCTAGAAAACTCAATAAGCTATTATAGCTTTCTGTGTTTTCTTTCAGTCTTTTGCGTCTGTATTTGTTACAAACGTTAAATCGGTACGTTTTAAATGTTAAATCGCCAATTATATTTGGCGGTTATATTTTTATGCATAACTTTGCAATATCAAAATTAAAAACAACCATTTTAAAAGGCTGATGCAGAAATATTGGAGGAGGATGAAATATGAAGAAATTGAATGTCTTACGTGCAGCCCACGACCGTGGTATGCAGTTGACAGAATTGGCAAAAAAACTAGGCATCGCCCCATCTAGCCTACGTTCGCGCACATCTGGCAACCCGAGGTTAGATAGTTTATACGAGATAGCCCTCGTGCTTAAATGCGAAGTCGGCGACTTATTCTACTAATCAAGGGGAGTGAGGGATTATCCTTGCTCCCCTTTCTTTTTTGCCAATTTGTTAAACGCATCCTCGACCGACCTATCCAATATCTTAGCATAGATGGCCTCCGTGGTGCGTATTGATGAATGCCCCAATACCTTAGCCACGACTTCCATTGAGAAGCCATTGTTAAGTAGGTACATTCCACATGTGCGCCTACCCCAGTGACTTGCGATTGGCTTTTCAATTCCTGCAGCCTGCGCCACCAACTTCAACCTCATGTTGTATTGTTGATTGGTGAGTTTGGGCAACACGCCGTTGTACCGCTCTATAATCTTCCGTGCGGCTGGGAGCAGTGCGAATGTGAACGATACGCCAGTCTTGTTCCTCTTTCCGCTGAAAACTTTTTGTTCACCGTGAGTTTTTGTTTGCGAAAAATCAAAGTCCATCAAGTCCGAATACGACAGCCCAGTAAGGCATTGCAACACGAATAAGTCACGCACATGCGTTAGGCTCTCCGTTGGCATTGGCGCGGTAGATATGGCGTTCAACTCCTCTTCCGTCAAGAAACGTCCCTCTACACTCTCTCCACGCTTAATCGATATGCCATTATATGGATTATCTTTGAGCAACTCGCGCCTTATGGCCGCATTGACGTATGTTTTGAGAAACTTATGATAGCTGTATATGGTCGTCTGCCTGATGGCTCGCGCATGAAGATAATCGTCAAATGCCATGATATTGGCGCGCGTTATGTCCGTAAAGGCTGTTATTCGCCCGAACTCCGCTAAAGCCGTGATTAACTTGCGCTGTGTCTTACGCGTGGTTTCGCGAATGTCGGCGCGCGTGGCAATCATTTCTTCCGCGAACTCAACGAATGTTCGCTCGGTGTGCGTGGCGTTTGCTATGAAATTGTCTAGTGCAGCCCACTCGAATGCTGCACCGCGTTGCATGAGTGAGTTCAACCAGTCGTCTATGCGCATCTTAATCGCCGTAATTCTCTCATTACACTCTAGCATATCAAGGCGCGAATGCACAAGTTTTACGGGGTCGAACTGCCCCTTAAAGACCTTTACGCCAGTGGTTATGTACTTCTTTTTGCGTTCAAAAAGCACTTCTATCTGTATTAATGCAGCATTCGTCTTGGTGGCTTGCTTTTTCCTATCGAAAACAAAACGTGTGGTGGGATATTTCAATTTCATAACAGATTATTCTAAATGATAGTGTGAATTATTGGTAGAACACTCGGTATATCATCGGTAGACAACATATTCAAACAACATCAAATAACTACAACTAATGTACACTAATATTCTACTATATCGAGACCGCGCAATGCGCTGTGCGAGTGTGGGTTAATATGTAAGTTGGTGATTTTCAACAATAAAGGGGAATGTTGCTGCATTCCCCTTTGGTAGTTCCGTTGGGGTTCGAACCCAAGACCCACAGCTTAGAAGACCGATATTTGAAATTGACGTAATACGATAGGCGTTAAGGTTTTATGCGGTGAAGACTAAGTGTAATTTATTCGTTTTTTCGTGGTACAATCGATTATTTGTAAATAATACCGCTAATATGGAAAGTTGGTTGACTGTTTTCATCCAATACAACCACCGATAACTCGGCAATGCCACGGCCATTATGTGTCCTTACTTCGTTTGCGATAAATTCGGTAATCAATCGCACGTCGTTGTCTAGATTACCGCCAACGAGATACTTAGACCTGGTGTCGTGGCTGTAGGTGTCGCCGTTGTTTTTTGAAGGGATGCTTACGCGTGTGTACGTGCGCGCGAATTGCCGTACCTCCATCAACTTTCCGATGGCCGTACGACCGTTAGGTACGGCACCGTTGGTAACCTCGATGCCGTGCGCGCGTATCGCCTCGTAGTCCACATAGACCGATTGGCGGTATCCCGTGTTGGTGTAGTTGCTGGCACAGGAAGCGAATAGTGCGACGAATGTCGTCGCGAAAAGAAGTTTAATTACGTTCATGTTGTTTTTGTTTTTATGTTTGAAAATTACGTTTAAGCAAAAAATACATGTACGCCGAAATTTTTTTTCGGCTAAACCGTTATTAATGATTTTACGTAGTAAAATTATTAATTTTCGATATTTACTATATATTTATATTATTATATATTATATATATTATTATATTAACTAAACATATTATCGCAGGCGCGAGCGTGCATGCGCGTACATACGCGTACGCGAGGAAATTTGCAACTTACTGATATTCAATGAAATATATTTTATATTCGGGTATTAACGGACTCCTGTGTCCGTTATTCGGGTATTAACGGACTCCTGTGTCCGTTATTCGGGTATTAACGG